CACAAAATAATACTTTTAATTATATGAGTTGTTTAACTATAACACCAAGAATTAAAGAATTAGCTAAAAAGTTTCCTAATGAGACAGAACAATCAGTACTCAATCTGGTTGGTATGTGGCAGGAAAAGAATAGTAAGTCTATTGAGGATATTCCATCAGGAAGTGAACTTAATGATTTCATTAAAGAGCTTAGAAGTGGAGAAGCTGTTGAACAGCTTGATGAAGCACTTGGTAGTTCTTTTGACACTCCAAGGATTACTTCTATTGAGGAGCAGCAAAAGGTGGACTTACTCTTTGACCCAACAACAAGAAGAGATAGAGTAGCACTTATTGCAAGACTCTTCAGTAATGAAGTTGATAGTGCCCTACAGGAGATGACTGATTCTTTGAAGAGAAGAATTGATAATGTAAGTGGTGTAGAGAAAGAGGGATTGCAGGCTGAGCTTAATAGCTTGGACAGACTCTCTGCCATAAGGAAATATACACCTGCTGGTATATTTAAGAGAGTAGCCAATATCTTCAATTCTTATGTGCAAGATACTGAAGAAGGCAGAACCCAGCAGGAACTTAATGCAATCAACTCCATGAAAGGTGCTGATAAGTTCTCTGATGAGCAGAAGCTGGAAGCTGCTAAGAAGAAAGCTGCCTACAAGAATCAGGAATATAAGAAGATAGTTGATGACCCTTATGTCTATAAGGCTCTTGCTGAGGAAGCAAGTACATTGCTTGTAATGACAGAGGGTATTAGAATAGACCCCAATTATATTGCACCTGCTGATGCAAACCTCAATAATGATGACCCAGAAGGTAATAGCGAAGTGGATAATGAGGCAGAAGATTGGAGACAAGAAGAGGCTTATAAGGATGGCTGGATGACCAATTTCAGACAAGTAAGTTCTCATGAGTCACTGTCACAGGCTGTAAGAAAAGTAATCAGACAAGTACCTAAACTTGACTATAGAGGTAAATATGAAAAGGATGATTTGGGTTTCACAAGATACCTTGATGCAGACTATGTCCATGCTACCTTCATTGACAAGTTAAAGGATATGATTAACTCTGATGATATGATTCCTCTCATGGAGGATTTACAAAAAATCAAGCCTTGGGTAAAGCAGGTTACCAAGCTTATTCAAGGTGATGAGACTTTGTTCTCTCAATTCTATCAGGACTTCAGGAAGGATTATATGCCTTATTGGATTCAGAAGAAGAGGATAATGCCTGATGGTACACTCAAGATGGAGACTATTGCCATTAATAAGCCTGAAGGTGTGTATTACCTTCTTGATGCTTGGAGGGATAATTATGAGAATGGAGTACAGCTTGATGATGATAGCATATACGAAAAGAATGGAGAAATAAATAGGGATAATGCAGCCAAAGGATTACAATGGACTGAGACATTAAATAATATGTTTCAGAACCTTGATACAGAGTCCAGACTTCAACTCTTGGAAAGAGAGGATGTGTGGAATACCATAATGAAGTTGCTTCACATGTTAGGTATTGATGCTAACCCCTCTGTATTAAAGACTTCATTGACTAATATAAAGACTGCTACGGGGATTACATTTACTGACCCTATCACGCTTCTATTACCTCAGTTAAACATTATATTTAGTGGAGTTGCTGGAGGTAAAGTGCAGGATAAGGTGGATGAGAATGGAGCAGTTAAGAGAGGAGACCTTATCAATACCTTTGGTTCTGCCTATAATACAATTGCAAGTATGATGGCAGAAGTAACTGAAGATGCCATAGAAAGTAGTGTAAGGGAGAATGACAAATCCTATTATTCCCATGTTACCCCCAATTATTTAGGTAAGCTGATTAAGAACCTCAAGAATGTCATGAATGACAAAAAGAGATTTGAACAGTTTATGCAGACAGAGTTCAAGGACTATGAATGGTTCTACAAGGATGGGCACTGGAGAAATGACTGGCTAAGGCAGATTGAAGAATCAGAGGAGCTAAGAAAAGGACTCAGTCATAAGGTGGTATTGAACTCCGATAAGGTAGATTATACCAACTGGGATGACCTAGATTATACTTTAGCACTTCTAGTGGAATATTGGGGTGACCCTGATTCTGCCAAATCTAGCATAAAGTATGCTTGGTACCATGTACCTATACTCTCAGATAGTCCCTCTGCCGAGTTTATCAAATTCAGAAAGTACACCACAGGAGATGTATTGGATGAGAATGGTAAGAAGAGGCTCTATGATGATGTTATCCTTGACAAGTTAGTAGACTTGGTTAATCAGGAATATGACAGAATTATGCTGGTCAGAGAGAGGGATGAGGCATATCAGAGAGGTGATAGAAGTGTTGAGCCTATAGCAAACTATGATATTGTCAGGAAGAAAGATGGCTCTATAAAAAGTCTTGGAGGTGCAGAATTTAAGTTCCTGCCTACTCTTAATAATATCAAATATGACAATGGGGAAACCTTCATTGACAGACTTAACAGGCTTAGAAATGAAGGCACAGGTGCTGAACTTAGACTGTTTCTAAGAGAAACACTTAATGACATGATGGAAGATGGTTTTGAACAAACCTACAGGGATTGGATGGCAGTAGGTCTACTTGATGAGCTTCCTAATGGCAAATACAAGTACTTGCCTTTTGAAGGACAGTCCAAGCAAAACAGCATAACTGCAAGAGCACTTATCAAAGCTAAAGATGCTTTGGGTTCTCTATGGAACACCAATATGGAACTCTTACTTAGAGCCTATAACAATAATAGTGCTTTTGGTACCAGAGAAGCAAACAACTTGATGGGGCAGATTAGTAATTTACTCATAGATAAGGCTACAAGAGGTGAGATGGAATTGAAAGATGCCCAATCAATCTCAAGGAGCCTATTTGTAAAGAACAATGCTAAAGATGCTCTCAGAGAGTATTATTGGAATAGTAAGTTAGCTACTTCACAGATTATCCAACTTACTACTACTGACCTTGCTTTCTATAGGAACCTTGAGGACTTTCAGAAGAGATATAAGGAGGTTCATGCTCCTGCCCTCAGACTGAATACTAAAGCTACTTATAAAGGTGAGAGAATTGGCAGAGATTGGGAAAGAACTATTTACTTGAAGGATGATGAAATAGTGTCTTCTGTACTTGAAGATATTAGGACTGTGCTTGATGAAAGGGTCAGAAAGAATGAGATGACCAAGACAGACAGGGATAATATCATTAGCAAGTTCAGAAATGTGAATGTAGCAGATGCCCAAGCTTATAGAAGCCTGAGTTCTTATAGAGCTATTCTAGGAATGTCAGGACAGTGGACAGATGATATGGAACAGGCATATAACAATTTCAAGAATGGAGATTGGAATATAAAGGACTTCAATATCATTTGGCAGACCAAGAAGCCTTATGTCTATACACAAGTCAACAATAACAGTGGGGTTGAAGGGCATACTGGAATCAAAACCCCTGTGCAACATAAGAACTCAGAGTTTCTGTTACTTGCAATGCATGAGTTGGTAGCTGGCCCATTAGGAAGGTCAAGCAAGCTAAAAGCCATAAATAGGTTTATGGAGGATAATCAGATTGATGTGGTACAGTTTGAATCCACCACTAAGGTTGGGAAACAAGGTGTCATAGATTTGAATGATGTAAGTACAGAGGACGAAGTCACCCAAAGACTAAAGGATACTACAGGTATCGGATTTGGTAATGAGAATCCTAATGTAGTACATAAGGTATCTTATGAGGATTATGGTATTCAGACTGCAACTCCTGAACATGCTATTGATGCTGTTCAGTTGGTAGGTACTCAGATTAGAAAGCTAATTACTGCTGACATCTCTGATGACACAATCATTGAGGTTAATGGTAAGAAGATGACTAAGAAAGAGTGGCTTGACCTGTATAATGCCATCAATACTGAGAATATTCTTCAAGCATTTGCTGATGTAGATAAGATATTCAAAGACCCAAAGAAGGTAGAAGAAATCTTACTTGAAGAGATAAGAGGTAATCAAAGATATGGTATGGATATGATGAGGGCTTGTACTCTTGATGAGAACAATAACTTCAATATACCTCTCTTTGACCCTGTACAATCTCAAAGGGTACAGACACTTCTTAATAGTGTAATCAAGAGTAGAATCACTAAACAGAAGATTAGAGGTGGAGCTTTAATTCAGGTATCTGATTATGGCTTAACTGACCAACTGAGTATTGTATTCAAAGACAAGAATGGCAATCCTTTGAATTACGAACTTTACAAAAAGAAGTATCCTAATGCTACAAGAGAAAGCTATGAAGAATTTGTCAAGAATGCCCAAAAGGAAGGTAAGTTGTCTATCATGTATCTTGAGTGCTATATGCCTGCATATAGTAGAGAGTTCTATGAACCTCTCATGGACCCAAATACTCACCAGCTTGATGTAACTAAACTTCCTGAGGATTTGAGAAAGTTGATTGGATATAGAGTTCCAACAGAGGATAAGTATAGTATGGCTCCTCTGTATATCAAGGGATTCCTGCCTCAACAGAATGGTTCTGCAATCATGCTTCCTGCTGAGATTACTACTCTGTCAGGTTCTGACTTTGATGTGGATAAGATGTATATCATGTTGCCTGAGTTCAATATATCCAAGGAAGTGAATTGGAAAAAGTTTACTGATTTGGTTATGCAGAATCAGGGATTCAGGAAGTGGGGCATAGACAATGTCAAAATGACTATTGACCAGATTAGGAATGGCAATATATCATTCTCTGAGGATACTCCTGAGATGCACCTGTTTGACTATTACAATAGCATAAAGGGGAGTTTGGTAGAGACTAAGATAAGAAAGGCCAAGTATGATTTCAGCAAATCTCCACAGGAGAATAGTCTTGAAGCAAGAAATAACTTGTTGATAGATATGATGTATGGGGTTCTCACCAATGCAGATACAGCCTCCAAGATTCTTAACCCCGGTGGTTTTGATTATCAAAAGAGGTCTGCAAGGATAATGACTATCCTAAATGATTCCTATGAGAGTGATTTGAGTACCGCTTTGCAAGCAATAGGAGTAAAACTTGATAAGACTGTTCAAAAGAATGGTAAATCTCATCCTAAGTCCATTGCTTCATACTTGTTTGACTTAGACCTTGACACTCTTGATAAGCTGGCGGAAAAGACTAAAACCAAGATGGACCCATTATCTCCAAGAACTCAGGTAATGTTACATCAACAGAATATGACTGGTGCAAAGCTGATTGGTATATATGCCAACCATAATGCCAACCATGCCCTGATGCAGCACACCCAGCTATCTCTAGATGAGGAAAATGGTTCATTTACACTGAATGGAAAGAGACTTACATCTTTGCATGATGTCATGAATAGGGATAAGGAATTTATCTCAAAGAACAATGCTGGCTTCCTAGCTGCTTCTGTGGATAATGTGAAAGACCCTGTGCTTGCAGCACTTAATCAGAATACATTTACTGCTGATGCTTCTATGCTTCTTTCGAGGTTAGGTTACAATCCTATTGAAATAGGTTTGCTTATGATGCAGCCTATTGTCCAAGAAATTACTCAAACCTACTTTAGAGAGAGCAGAGAGGGTAAAGGCAAAGATACTATTATTGATGAGGTACTTGACAAGTACAAGGAAAGGGCTGCTCTCAATAGTGACTTGACTTATGATAATTACAAGAACAACAGCTTCTACATTGAAGAGCTTGCAGACAATATAATGCTTGCCAAGGAGGCTGTTACTGATAGGTCTCAGACTTCTGACTTTAGGAAGATAGAGTTCTATCAGAAACAAGTTGCAGTTGGATATTTGTTCAAGAGAATTATGAACTCTGCTGATGCTTTGGGACAGTTAGTACAGGCTACAAGGTCTGATACCCAAGGAGGTGCTGCTGGTCCTACTATTGCAGATACAGAGTTGAAGATGCAGAAAGTGAAAGACCTGTTAGACCAAATAGAGAATAATGACAAGTTCCCATTGAAGAATGCCAATGTCATATATGATGATTTGCTTGCAGATAATCCGGATACTGACACTCTTAGAGAAAGATTATTATCAGCTCCTCTCCCATTCTTACAGGCTTTCTATACCCTTGGCTTGCAGACATCAGAGAGAATGTTAGGTTCTTATTTCCCTCAATATACTGAATCATTCAGGGCTGTAATTGATAGCCTTAGAGACTTGACAAAGACTGGCAGGTTAAATGTAAAGACTATGAATAGTGTCTACAATGACTTGCTTGCCTATATAATGTCAAAGAATGGATTCTTTGGTTCTGAGCTGGTTGTAAACCCTGACTCTGAAGTAGGTGATATTATTGTTTCTTCTTCTGAAAAGAGAAAAGATTTCATCAATAACTTCCCTGCTTACTTTAAGAAGGTAGTAACAGACAATGAGGATATAGCTGACCTCGAATTTATTAAGAGACTCAGGGTGATAAGGGCAAATGACACTAATCCTGTGGACACTGTAGTGTTCAAGAATGTAGGTCAATTAAGTCCTACTTTAAGGGAAAGATATATGAGGGATTGGACATCTCTCCTATATATGTCTAATCCTGAAGCCCAGAGACTTGCTCTTAACCTGTTCAGGTACAGCTATTACAGGAATGGCTTCGCATTTGGTCCAAATACCTTCATCCACTTGGCTCCTGTGGCAGTGAGAAACATCATACCGGAGTATATAAGTACACTAAGAAGTCTTACATTATCCAATGATGATTACAGTCAATTTGTAGACCAATATGTCTATAACCACTTGGATAATAGGAAGTTGGTTCCTGAAGTTCCTGACACAGCCTCTGTTCAGTTCATAGGAGAGGATAATGAAATCAAGGATGTGGTTACATTTGTGATTGATGGTGATGCTACCTTTGGTGATAAGAAAGTCATCAAGAAAAGGATAGATACCCCTGATGGCCCAGTCTATGACTTCTTCAAGTATATAGGCAAGAGAATCAGAGGAGGGTATGTCTATTACAAGTTACTCTCATTAGGTACTGAGCAGGCCAATGTAGCAACCTATGAAAGGATTGAGCCATTAGGTTTCAGGAACAGTTTCATTGAATATGAGTATGGTAAGGATGCAGAAGAGATGGAAACTGTAATTGACAAGAACAGGAAGGATTATGACCCTTATGCAGATACATTATCAAGATTTGATGGTGGGAATGTGGAAGTGGATTATGATTCCATGCCTGATTATCAAGATATTCCTCAAGTAGATGTGGATGCTTTCCAACAAGTATATGGCACTCCTCTTGATACCTCTGCTCCTAGAGTGGATGACATAATGTCCATTGAACCTAATACAGAATATAGAGATGCAGAGGGGAATACTATCTGTTAATAATCCATATTATATAAAGTTTACAAAAGTATGGCAAGAGATTGCGCAATTATTCCAACAGTAAAAAATAAAAATGGTCAAAAAGTGGGCAGCAAGTTATTCAAGGACTTGCTGTCCTTCACTTCCAATGATAGAGAACAGGCTAGGTACATATATGAAATTACAAAGTCTGACTATTTTGTAAGGAACTTTATGCCAAAATTAACATTGGATGAAAACAATGAGCCTACACTGAGAAGTTTATTAAAGCAAACTAATATTAGTGAGGTTATTCCTGAGTCTAAAGTACTTGAAGTACTTAACAAGGAGATTGGGTATTACAAGAGAGGAATGGACAGACCTGCTCTATGGATAGACAATGATAAGAACTACAAAGACTTAAAACAGAGAGCCATATATTTTAATCAAAACTCTGAGTTTAGGGATGATTATGTAGCCAGAGTCATCAAGATTAAGGACTATGAATCTCCAAGAACCTTTATAGGGATAAAGGTGGAAAGAAAGAACAGATTCAATTCCATTGATGCAGATAAGATGGAATACAATGAAAACCTTAATAATAGGTTGAGAAGTATTCTTGAATCCCATGGTATAGGGATAGGTGCTTTGACTGACCTTGAAAAGAGAATGGGTATTCATGGTGTAACTGACTTTGATGTTGCAAGGAATGCGGCAGATGGTCTTATTGAAATGATTAGGCTTGCTAATGGTATCCAAGGTGAGAAGGCTCTTCCTGAAGAGTTTGCACACTTTGCCATTGAGGCCATGGGGGATAATCCTCTTGTGACAAGGCTAGTCAATAATATATCCTCTAATGGGCTGACAGGAGAAATCATGGGTGAGGACTACGATACTTATAATACACTATATCATGGTGATGAGTTTAAGCTGGCAAAAGAAGCTGCGGGTAAATTGCTTGCAAAGCATTTGCTACAAGGTGAAGATATTCCATCAAAGCCCTATAAAAATCTCCTGCAAAGAGTAATCCAAGCAGTTAAGGGTTTCTTTCAGAAACTCAGTGCAAGTCCTATCCAGAGAGCCATGAAGGAGGCTGACAAGAATTTCGGCTCTTTAGCAAGGCAGATACTTGATGGAAGCTTGGATGAGACTATCAATGTTGACAATATCAAATCAAGTGGAGTATTCTATAATACCTCAGAGAGGATAACTAGAGATAAGAAACTACTTCAGGAAATCATTGGCAATGAGCTAAAGAGGCTGAAGATTTACGAAAAAAGAAACCCCAATAGCCAGTTTAGTGCCAACCAAAGGCTCCTTATTGATAGGTTGGATATTGAATTGGCTGATAATAATGAGATAGAAGGCATTTATACATTCCTAGAGAATGCACTTGAAGAGTTATCTAAAGTGAATAACAGGCTTACTATGTTACAGAATACTCCTGCCACTGATGTAAATGAGAGGGCTAGGGTATTAAGGGATGTGAGGAACTACTTATATAGTTACAAACACATTACTGATGACATAAGAAAATCCCTTGTTGATGAGGAAAAATATGAAGACAACAGATATGGTCAAAGAGTAAGGGTAGCACTTGACAATACAAGTACATTGCTTGGTGACCTGTTTGTCAAATATAATAATGTATCAATGCCTCTCTTTGTTGATTTTATCAAGCCCTTTGTAGGGGAAAGCATTACTGTCCCCTTTGGTAAGTTTAAGGGTAAAACCATGACCGCCGAGGACTTGGTCAAGGTGGCTGACAATGATATATCATTCTTTGACAGGTGGCTTGATTCTATGGCAGACTCATCAGACTACATGTTGAAGGTAATGGACCAAGCTGTCAAGAAGAGTAAGGAAAATGCAAGGCTTGAGACTATTAATGTCATGAAGGAGTTACAGGCTGCTGCTATTAAGCTGGAACAAGCTGGTATAAAGAATACTGACTGGATGTTTGAAAGGGACAGCAAAGGTAATCTGACAGGTAACTATATATCTGAGATTAACCAAGGCTTATTCAAAGAGAAAGTTAGGGAAATGTTCAAGGCTCTTAATGAGAAGTATGGGCATAATCCTGTTGGTGATTATGCAGAAAAGTACAGGAGGGAAAGACAGGCTTGGTTTGATGCCAATATGGAGATTGTTGATGGAAAGAAACAACCTAAGGTATCCATTTATGGCAATAAGGCTTATCAAAACCTGAATCCTGCTCAGAAAGAGTACTATAATAAGGTTATGGATATAAAGGCCAAGCTAGATTCATACCTTCCTGACAAGTATACTACCTTAACCAATGCAGTTAAGATTAGAAAAGATTTACTTGAAAGGGTAAAGTCTTCTGATGGTGTAAAGTCCGGAGCAAAACAAATATGGGAAAGTATAAAGGATGAGTTCATCAGAAGAACAGATGATACCGAGTTTGGTGATAGGGCTACTGTGAAAGACTTTGAAGGCAGAGAAGTGCAGGTACTTCCCATCTATTATACCAAGATGAAGAAGGGAGAAAGCCCCAATGACCTGTCTACTGATGTGACATCTACCCTTACAGCCTATGCTGCCATGGCAAATGATTTCAATGAGATGGGTAAGGTAATTGATGTTCTTGAACTTGGCAGGGATATGCTAAGGGAAAGGGAAATAGTACAAGTAAGAGGAGGTAAACCTCTTGCGGAGAAGTTCAAATCTGTAGGAAGAAAGGTAGAATCAGTATTGACTAAGTCAGGAGATGAGACAAGGTTCATGCAGAGATTAAATGATTTCTTTGAGATGCAAGTATATGGCAGGTATATGGCAGATGAGGGAACATTTGGCAATACCAAGATTGATAAAGGAAAGGTAGCTAATTTCGTTAATAGGGTGACTTCTCTTAACACATTAGCAATTAACGTCTTATCTGGTATCTCCAATGTGGCTACTGGTGGAGTGATGATGAGGATTGAGTCTTTCTCCGGAGAGTTCTTCAATGAATCCAATACCCTTAGGGCTGACAGGAACTATGGTCAGGCATTGCCTGAATTCCTTGCAGAGATTGGCAATAGGGTGAAAACAAGCAAGCTTGCTTTGTGGGATGAACTATTCAATGTTATGCAGGAATATGAAACTGATGTCAAGGAAGTAAACTTTGACAGGAAGACATGGTTTAGCAGAATGTTTGGTACATCTGCATTATTCCTTATGAATAATGCCGGAGAACATTGGATGCAGAATAGAACCTCATTGGCACTTGCAGATGCTTATAAAATGAAGGCTCCTGATGGCAAAATAGTATCTTTATGGGATGCTATGGAAGTAGTTCCTATTGATAAGAATAATAAGAAGTTAGGTGCTAAACTTCAATTAAAGCAAGGTTATACTAAGGAAGATGGCTCTGCATTCACAAAGGATGATATTATAGCTTTCAGTAGAAAGTCCGCTGCTATAAACCAAAGAATGCATGGTATCTATAATAAAGCTGACAGAAATGCAGTACAAAGGCTGGCTATAGGTAGAATGGCAATAATGTTTAGGAAGTGGGTGAAACCCTCACTTAACAGAAGGTTCAAATCAGCTTCTTACAATATGGACTTACAAACTTGGACTGAAGGTTACTACATAACTACAGGCAGGTTTCTATGGCAGTTGGCACAGGAACTTAGAAAGTCCCAATTTGATATAGTATCAGATTGGAACAAATTATCAAAAACTGAAAAGGCTAATATTAAAAGAGCAGTTACTGAGGTTGCCCATTATTTAGCGATAGTGGCAGTACTTGGAATGATTGATTGGGATGATAAGGATAACAGACCTTGGCTTACTAAGATAGTAGAATATCAACTTAGAAGACTAAAGACAGAAACTGGTGTTTTAATCCCAGGAAAGCCTATGGTTGATGAAGGATTGAAAATTATGAAATCCCCAGCAGCAGCCGTCCAGACAATTCAATCTACTTTAGATTTAGTTGGGTTGATTAACCCAATGAATTATGAAGTGTTTGCAGGTGAGGATGCTCTTATACAGTCAGGACAGTTTAAGGATAAGACTAAGGCTTATAGGCTCTTAATGAAAAGTCCATTAGTTCCTATGAGAAGTACTATTACAAGAGGTATAGACCCTGAATTGGCTATACCTTATTTCAAGCAATAATTAAAAGAGGAGATTTCTCTCCTCTTTTTTTTTATTCACTATAAATAATTTATTTATCCACTTGCATATTAGTGGATTTATTTGTATCTTTGCAGTGAACAATAGAACATTTAATATGGAAGAAATTTGGAAAGATATTCAAGGATATGAAGGTTTGTACCAAGTATCAAACTTAGGTAGGGTTAAGTCTCTTGGAAGAAGTGGGAAGGGATGTAGTCTAGAAGATAGGGTCCTAAAGCCTATGATTAATGATGATGGCTATGAGTTAGTAAACTTAAAAAGTAGCAATCATATTGCTAAATGGCATTCTGTACACAGATTAGTAGCAATACACTTCATTCCCAATCCTAATGATTATAAAGAGATTAATCATAAGGATGAAATTAAGAACAATAATATTGTGTCTAATCTTGAATGGTGTACAAGAAAATACAATGTTGGATATGGAACTGTTAAAGAGAGACAGTCTATTAATAAAAGAGGACAATCAAATAGCTGGCTTAATAAACCTGTTCTACAATATAGCTTAGATGGGAAATTTATAGCAGAGTATAATTCTACTACTCAAGCAGCCAAGGAACTGTCTCAGACCTTAAATAAAGATTGGGAGAAGATAAAGAAAGCAATTAATAATCAGCTAAGGATATACCCTAATGGTAAATCCTATGGCTATAAATGGAGATATAAATTATGAGTGAATTAGCTGCAACAGTAATTTGTGCTGGTATATTTTGGTGGTTATTTAATCCTAATAATGCCAGTAAATCTAAGTGAATTGTTAATGATGGAAGTAGGGGGAGTGAGTAGATTAAGTTCTACTCCTCCTCCTATTTTTTTTTAATTTTTTTTTTACCTAATAAAATAGGGCAAGGTGATTAACCCTGCCCTAATAAAAAATTTCATCCTATTGACTAGAAGGCTATACACTTGATGGCTTGGTCTCTTTCTTCTTGGGAAATTGAATCAAACTTCTCCTTAGTCCAGCCCTTCTTCAACAAGTTCTCTTTAATAGTGTCATCCATCATATCAAATGTGGTCAATGTTCCTTTAGGAAGCTTCCTATACCTAGTATCATCATTGGTTCTACTGTAAGTGCCAACATTATTGGTAGCTGATTTTACTTGGTTGGCAGCAGGAACTACTATTTCCTCAAATTTACCTTCTGCACCACTGTATAGAACACCGTCATATTGCTTCAGTTCATCAGGAGCATTTTCTCTATTGAACATGTTTGCTATTTCACCTCTTCTAGTGGACTCATCCATGTCTAAAGTACTATCCATACCTACAATGAATGGGTTCCTCATATTGACAAACAGTTCCATAACATTACCATATTGCATAGCCTTGTTCTTTACAGAAGACAAGTATAACCCCTTACCATAATATCCTTCATCTGTAGCAGAACCAAACAGATTTGGGTCATATGTAGTCCATTGGCTGTTGGTACCATGATATACTACCAGAGGTTCACCGTTTTCATCAACCACCTTACTAGCTTCCTCAGGATTATTTTCCCAGTCCCCAAACCATTCTTTAAATGCTTTGGTTCTTACATGGGCATATTGCCTTTCAGTAAGGTTTGAGGGTTTCTTATTAGGTGCCAATAAATTGCCCTGCTCATCCCTTGAATTTTTTAGTATATCCAGCATTTCCGGAGTATACTCCTCTTGTCTAAGTCTGGATTCATCAAGAGATTTAATCTTTTCCTCTTTATTAGCATATTTCCCTTCATTAATAGCCCTGAAGTAGTAGATAGAAGATGGCCTGAAGTCTTTCCAGTATCTAGTCTTGATGAATAATGACTTAAAGAAGTCTATTATCTTTCTTCCTAAGCTTCTGGTATCCTTTCCTCCTTGCATCACAAATGTTCTGAAATCCTCAGCCAGTTCTTCTTCCAGCTCAAGGTTACCCATATTAGGATGCTTTCCTCTATACTCATTCAATAATACTGTTCTCTCATTATTGTCTAGAAGGAGATTAAACACAGCATGGAATGCTTCATGGTATGCAGTACCTTCAGCAGCTATATCAGATAAAGTGACAACACCTTTATCAAATTGACCCCAAGCCAATGCTCCTTGCCTTCCTACTTTAATAAGACCCTTTACTATATGTACCCTATCACTTTCACTTAATTGAGGCAATGTCTTTGCAATCCAATCAAGCTCTTTTTCCTGATTCCATGCAGTAGCTTCTGTGGAGTCTACTCTTCTTAAAGTAAACTCATCCTCAAACTCCTCATCATGGTTATTGATTGCCTGCTCCTTTTGTGCAGTGTAAGCAGCACCTGTTTGAGTATTGCCTTGGTTAACAGTAGCAGGAGTTACTATATTGGTAATAGGAGCTGTATTAACAGTAGGAACCTCATCAGGATTGAATAGCATAGTCTTTTCATTAGACATATCCTTAACCTTTTGTGGCTTGGCACTTAAAGCTTTCATTATAACATTAAATGCTTCCTCATCTGATTTACTAAGTGTTCTGGTATCCACAAGCTTGCCATTTGGTAATACCACAAAGTAAGAAGATGACTCATTCATTTCACCCTCTCTGCCAAATCCCCTGTCTCTTTCCTTTGTAATGTATATAGGAATACCTTCTACCTCACCAGCCTTCTTGATATATCCTTTATATAATTTCCCATCCTTCTCATAATAACCCACAATAGAATCTTTTCCCAAAGAGTTTTCAGGCAGAATCCTATCTACAGGATTCTGAGTTTCCAATGAAGTTTCAAAGATGGGCAGTACTTGCTGGTTCTGTGCTGGAGTAGCAGGAGTTTCAGCAACCTTATTTACTTCAACAGAACTAACCAAAGGTACATTTACAGCAGGATTATACTCAACAGGAATGCCTTTCTCACTTTGTACTGCTGATACATTCTCCCTATCATAGCTCAGCACAAATGGCATTATAGCCAGTTTGGTAATCGGGGTTCCGTATTGGGATTCAAACAGGTTCTTGTATGCAGACAACTGTAAGGTATAGTAATCCTTTGCACTCATTCTTTGAGTGGCAGATGGGGTGGTAAAGTAATTTACCTTGTGTCCATATCTGTCAGTAAAGTCATAGAAGCTGTATCTGCTTGACTTCACATCATAGATTCTAAAGTTACCATCCTTATCAACTGATAGAATATCAACTTCTCCTGCAACTCTTGTACCATCAGGATATTTCTGATACAATATAATATTATCAGCAAGAAACCTTTCTCCCATATGCTCCATATTTGATTTGACCCTATTAAGAGTAGTAATCAAATCCATGAAGGCATTTTCTGACATATTAGATGGCTTGACTATCCTTGACACATCTCTTATAGTGAAATATTGCCTGATAATACTATCTACTGCTGAGCCAGCATCCAATGCCCTTTGTGAGTTGGTACCAGACATCTTGTCCCTTACTATGTTCACAATAGTGTCCCTACTCTTGGCATCAGCCTTTCCTTGGTAACCATCAAGGCTAATCTTGTACTTATTCTCAAGGAATTTCAAGTAATTGTCATATTGTGCTGGAACATCAACCAACTGTGATAACTTGGCTCTCACCTGAGTTAAAGCCTCTGTTTGCTTAGAGGACTCTGTCCAATTAGAACCCAATCTACTGTGTACTCTACTATATTGGTGATACTCGCCGTCATCTTCAAGCACATAATAGAACTCGCCATCAGTCCTTGTCTTGTCAATCCTTCTTTGATTCTCATATATCTCACTGATAATCTTCTTGGACTTGGCAACCTTGTCCTCTCTCTCCTTCTTCTTTCCTGCAATAGTATCCTTCACATCTTGTGCCTCTTGTCCTGTGATATACTTCTGTGAAGTCCTGTCAAGAACCTGACCATTAGGTGTAAGAACCTTATTGTCTACCATTATTGATGAGTCTGTGAAACTCCCGAAGTTATCTTGTGCCCAAGCTAAATCAAACAGTACCCTATTGCTATCAGTAACTTTTACATTCCTACCTTGCTCATCCCTGATAGTATTTGTCTTCAAATCTACAAAGTAAGGCTTGTTTGTAAATGCAGATACTATTCTTGTACCTGAAATAGCACCCTCAGTACCACCTACAGGAGTCTCAATCTTCCTCTTAGGCTGAGGAGCTACTGAGGCTGGACTTACAGCCTGATGGAGATTACCTTCATCATCAAAGTAATCAGTTGTAAACCAAGTGCTTCTTACTGAAGCTTCAGTAATATTTGAGGTAAGAATGTCAGAATTGATAAGCCTGTTATTGTATGCACCCTCATTAATCCTCTTTGTACTGACTTGTAAAGGAAGGTTGAATTTAATAAGGTGCCCAAGTATTTCATTGTATATATCATCAGGGTCTTTAGGAGCATTGAAAGCACTTGTATCACCTTGTTCCTCTGCTGCTGTTATATCCCATTCTACTCCTGAAATGATAGCAGTCTTACTCCCTGTAGAGAAGTATATATCATACTTATCTTCCTTGATTTGCTCCTTACCATCTATGATAACTTTCTCATAAGTACCATCTGGCCTTTTGACCTTCTTACTAATTACAATACCATCACCTGACTTGCTACTAAACCAAGTAACCATTATATCCTGCATATACAGGTCTTGTGCCAAGTCCTGCATTGCAGCAGACACATCACCTTGTGATGTAGCCATAGACAGGTTGTTAATCGCATTTTTTATATCCTCTCCAACTGGAGTAGAGCTTACTGAAGGGTCATTTAAATTGAACTCCTCATTATTGAAGTGCTTAACCCTTACAGCAGCAGGTGAATACTTTCCAGCCCCATTAGGAACAAGTAGATATAGTCTGCCTTCCTTTTGGCCCATATCTACTGGCTTGATAACAAGACTGTCATTAACTTTGCCATTAGTTGTCAAAACTCCATTCTTGATGATTCCAAAAACAGGTCTTCTGTCTTCTGATGATACATTAGGGATGTCTTTAAGACTTCTTTCTGTACTACCATAAGGAATTCTGCCTACCATCATCTTGGATACTCTTGTAACAGGTGTGGCAATGAATTTACCAGCCTTATTTTCTCTGTTAGCAAACTCATCTTTTATCCTCTCTTCAAGTCCCTTCAGTCCCTCATATCTTGAAACACTGTAATCAGACTCATCCAAGCTGCCAACTACTTGGTTATTCTTCCTATCTATAATGAAGATGGTTTTGTCATTGAAGTCTGGGTCAATCATAAATCCAAGTTCATCACCTACCTTCAAGTTACCTTCATTTAAATATCTGAATGTATCCTGGTCTCTAAGATAACCATAGATACCAGAGAAGTCCACTCCCTTTTCCCTTTCACCTACTACAACATCAAATGGCCTAAAGTCACCTTCCTTGCTTGCTTCTATATGTAACTCAGGTATGGCAGGTCTATAGAACTGGTTGACTCTGTCCCTACTTGGCCTCTGTGGAGCTTCCACCCTTTCATTGGCTTTCTTATTCTCCTCATTAACCATTTCAGGAGTTACATTGCCAACAGGTACTTCTGTTACAGGCAAGTCCTCACTACTTGTCACTACAGGGACAGTAGGAGTCCCACTGTCTCCAGTAGTGTCTCTTCTATTATCTCCTCTTGTGGTACCTTCTCTTTTTTCTACAGGTTTCCTATATTCAGGAGAGAACCTATCCTTGAATCTATTATCATCATTTACCTGGGACATTGCCTTTTGCAGGGCATATTGAGCTTCTTGGAATCTTGTTGTAGACAACTCAATATCTCCTTCAGAATCTTCATCAAAAGCATTATCGTTATTAATGAATATGGAGTTGGGATTGGCCATCTGTTCAAGATTCTCAGAGTTATTGAATTGGTCTTGAAGGAGTTTAATAGCATCTTGCTTTACTTGTGGCTCTTCATCTGAGGATTGTATAATCCTACTGACCTCATTATTATATTGTGAGGTTTCTCTATAGTTCTTGGCCATCTCGTTACCTTCATCTTCCAAGTCTTTCAGGGTGTTATTCCTGTTTACTATATCATCTTGGTCATCCAAGATAGCTCTGAACTCTTGTAGATTCTGTGCAGAACTCAAAGAAGCTTTCAGGTCATTTGATTTCTTCTCAGCTTCTTGTTGTGCAGCTTGTTCACCTGCCTTTATATGGTCTTCTATCTGCTTCTGAGGATTTCTGAGGTACTCATTAAGTTTGTTGTTATATACCTCTGAGGCATTTCCTAACTTGACAATATCATTAATCTTGGTTATAATGTCTTCTTTCTCATCCCCACTAAGCACAGTATCATCAACCTCATTAATCTCATTGATTAATCCCTTGGTAAACTTAGGATAGTCTATCAATGTTCTAGGCAAGACATTATCCTCCTGACCTTTTACAAAGCTAAGAGTATTTATAGCTTTCTCAATGGCTCTTATATTATTGTCTGCCTGTTGATACCCTTCAGATAATCCTTTATGAGACTGACCCTCGCTGCTCCTTACTTGCTGATTGAATCTAAGGAATGAATTTAGATTGCCTATCACATTACCAATAGCTGACTTTACCTCTCCAGACATAGCTGTAGCCCTTTCAGCCCAATTACCAATTTGGGACTTCATCCAAGTCAGTTCCTCAAGTTGGTCATCTGATAATTGCTGACCTGTCCTAATATCAACGTCATCTCTTATCTTCAGATAATCACTGATAGTCTTGGTCATTTCATCATGATTCTGCTGTAGTTTCTCTATCATCTCCTGTTTGCCTTCTGGAGTAGCATACATGGGGTTTCCATTCTTATCTACAAATGGACCAACCTTAGAACCATCTTCAAGGGTAGTTGTGGTATTCTCTACAATAGAGGCAAGATTCTCATCTGATGTATCAAATGCAGCATCAATAAGTGTGTTAAGGTCTTCCATCCTTCCTGCATTATCAAACATGGCAATATCAGATACCAACTGGGCATGCTCTGCATTTTTGAAGTTGAACTCATCACCCTGCTCAGCAGCTCTATTCATATCATTTTGATACTTATTATGCCTGATAAGACCTTGATAGTAGTTCTTAAACTCAGGAGAATTTACTCTGTCATTCATGTAGTTGGCAATTCTCTCTTCCCTTGCCATCCTCTCATTGTAATCTCTCCACTCATTTATAGCCCCACCCTCAATGGTAATAGGAGATTGGATACCTCCCTGCTTATTCCTCATGCTTCTGAATCTAGGCATACCCAATGCACCTGTAAGGGCACCAATAAAGAACTCTTCCCAAGAAGACCCCTCATTGACAGTCTCATTTACTCCTTGGGCAAATGCCTTAACCCAATCCAATGTTTCTTGTGAAGCTTCAGGGTCAGTCTTTGACTTGTAGAAGTTGTTTACATCAGTTGAATAGTAATTGCCTGCTGTCCTGCTTGCTATACTCTGTGCCATCTCCTCAGCACCTTCTGACAGGGCACCTCTTGTTATGGCAGCAACAGTTCCCAACCTTGTAGTACCAGCAGTATATTCCCCTGCTTTTCCCATTATATTGGTAGTCTTTCTTGCAGTCTTGAATCCATTGGCATACAGTTTGCCAAACTGAGTTATATTGGAAGCCAACAGGACAGGTATATTCATAAGCAAATCCGCATTACCCATCTTTAACCTGTCCTCACTCAGCTTCTCCAATGCCTCATTATATGCTTGGCTTTCAGCAGATACAAGCTGGTTATACATTTCAGTGCCACCATAAGCATCCCCTATAGCCTGCATCCTTTGATTATACCTGTCATCAAGCTGTGCCTTTTGCAACTCAAACCAATCCTTACTATTATTCAGGGCCTCTATTCTTCCCTCATTTACTGAGGAGATAGTGGCTCCTACGGCAGAATTGACTATTGCTGGAGCCTTTGATGAGTTCTTAATGGCTCCTATTAATTGAGGCAGTTTGGAGGCTTTCAATCCAGCAGCAGTTATATTACCGCTATAGAAGGCACCTACACTGAATCCTAGATTCTTGATGAACTTGTCACCTATGAAGTTTGCAGTAAAGATGTTCTCATACCAAGGCTCCTCCTGCTCATCTCTTGTATAGTAATTAGGTAGTGCCTCTTCAGACCATTCATTGACTGATTGCATAGCCTTGGAAAAATCATTATCCCACAGACCAGACCATCTCCCCTCATTTATTGCAGTGCCTGCACCAAGCACCAATCCTACAGTACCATCAAGAAAGGTAGTACCTGTCAACACAGCTCCTTTGGCAAGACCTGCCCCTAACTGGGCATACCAAGGCTGCTCTATGGCTCTGACTTCATTCAGGTCATCAGCCTGACTGACAAAGTTTATGTCTTCATCATAGATGCTTTGTCCATATCCTTTGTCAGCCAGCTCCATGCCTACATCCTCAGAAGTGGAAGGTGCCAAGGACTGTTGTAATGCCCTTGTACCTCCCAATACACTTAATTCAAACTCTCCCATTTCAGGGATTCTATTAAGTCCCTTGAGTCCTTTAAGACCTACAGGACCTGTCTTTGTTATATCTTGATACTCCATATTTACTTATCCCCCAACTTTAGAACTGGTCTCTGTCAAGGATTGGTTATATCCACCCAATCCTATAGAACTTATACCTTCCATAAGAAACATTTCTTCATAATCCTCTGCCTCTTTCTCAGTAAATCCCTCAGACATCAACTCTTTAATCCTTCTGTCATATAGCCTGAACAGGTTACCCAATTCCCCTGATATAAGGTCAGGATTAAATGCAACCTTTGACCCATCCTTATAAGATACTATTACCTTGTCCCTATGTTTGGTACTGTGACTGAAATCCACTATAGGATTGTCCTCAGTTCCATAATCTTCAGGGTCAAACTTCTTGGAAGTTCTATTAAAGTTTTTATCCAAGATAGTTGCATTTCCAGCCAACGATTTTTCCCAATTATTTTGGTTACTTATATTCTTAGTCAATACCTCTGATAGATACTTAGGGTCTCCATTTATAAAGTATTCCGTATAGGATTTTGCAGCAGAGTTTATTGTTTCATCCATATTTCTGAAGTCATCAAGCGATGACTTGTTGGTATAACCAATATCCTTTAATGTCTTATAGTCTTCGTCAGACAAAATCTTTATGTCCTCTCCATATTTCTTCTTGAGAGTATCCATAGCTTCTTTCTCTACATCAGACCAAGACCTATGTACTCCATACTGAGCTTGGTATAGTTCAGTTCCTATACCTGGCCTTGTAGGTCCTGTCATCTTCCTATATTCCTCGTACACCTTTAATGGGTTATATGTACCCTTCTTACCAAAGTAAGAAGCCTTCAGTCCTTTCCCAGGAATATTCAATCTATTCATCATCTGCCTTGCATTATATATAATTCCATTAGCCTCTAAGTGTGATAATGTCCTAGGCTTATAATTCAATGTCGGAGTGGGATTGTCTAAAGCTTTCAATCTCTTCTGCATAGCCTCCTGTGCTGATAACTTGGCTCCATAATCCTCATAAGGAGATACTTGGGTCTGACCAACTGCCTGATATAATGCTGGAGCTACTCTACTGAAATAGTCCATAACAGCAGCTTTGTCTGACCACTTGCCTACTCCGGAAACATTAAGCTCATCTTGAAGGATAGAATTAAGGACTCCATTAGTATCCACATCAGTGTCTCCATTAATCAGTCTTTGAATGTCATTGATGGCCTTTGCTACATCAGTATCCTTATATCCGTGTTCTTGTAGCCAAGTCTTGACATAAGGGTCAAGCCTCTTGCCATTCCTGTAGTCTCTTAATCCTTTGGATAATGCAGAAGCAGTAGTAGCTACCCTCTTGAATCCCTCTTGGCTATTAGCCTGATTGAATCTTATAGAGGGATTATTCAGGTATCTGTCTAATGATGCTGTAGAAGCATCTCCTTCATATACCATACCAGCAGCTCTTCCCTTATATTGTTCTGCTGCCTCTTCTGTCCTTGCCTTATATGCTTGCTCAATAGGAATAATTTCCTTACTGTACCTTGCTCTCATGTTAAGCATATTCTTCCTACTTACAGCATTAAGTCCTTCACTTGCAAGCTGACTGGCTTGATTCTCCAAATCATTTGCATAGGTCTTGTACATCTTATAGGTATATGGGTCAGTCTGCTCATTGGCTAAGCCATCCCATATACCAGCCTTTGTAGACAAGTCAGTATATTGTTCCTCAATTTCCTTATAATTCTGACCATATATTTGATATGGTTGCAAGTACCTGTCAAAAGAGAAAGGCTGGAACTTGCTATTTACAACCAAACTATAATTTGCCATATTAGTAAGTGAGACCTCCTCTTCTCTTCTTTAATTTTCCTCCTTTAGAATACTTGCCTCCTGCTACAGACATCTTGTAATCCTCCCACTCTTCTTTACTCCATTCCTTAGGTTTCTGGCTTAGAGTACCAAATACCCCTGAGTTGATTAGCATATCCCTGTCAGACCTGTTATAAGCATCTATTCCTATATTACCCAATGAGTCAAACAGATTAGTCAGGTTAGCACTCATACTTGCACCTCTTCTTGCATCTATTGCATCTCTCATTGCCATAGCTTGTGTAATACCACTTAGCCTTGTACTTCCTGCCTTTAGTGCAGCCTCCTGATTAGCCATTGCAGCTTTAAGCCCCATCTCAGAGTTTGCTTGATTGGTTCCTCTATTAAACTGCTCTACCATCTGTCTCTGTGCCAAGTTATACTCCTCAGCCTGTCTTGCCAAGTCTCCCAACTTGCCTTGTGCATTATAGTCTGCTGCAAGTAGTGCGGCATTCCTTGAAGGACTTGAAGAGTTCATAATAGCTCTTCTTGTTGCACCAGCCTGTGCACCAAGCTTATTTATATAAAAGTTCCTGTCAAGTGGTTTATATTGCAGATAATTCCCTATTGGCTTATAGCTTACAGGGACATAATTACCTACTTTGTTTGCAGCCTCTATGATTGCATCAGGTCCTGTATAATCAGGCCTGCTGAATATACTTTGACCCAATCCTATTGCAGAACCTACTACAGGTGCATATCTTAGCCAAGTAGCATCAAATCCTCTTCTATCTGTATTACCCTTTCTTTTGGGTACCCTAACTTTAGCAGGAGTTGTACCTTCCACATTAGAAGGTATATCATATCCTACTTCACCAATACCTGATATTTCCATAGGAGACAGGCCACTAAATCCTGCATAAAGCCCATCAATACCTATAGGCTCTATGGTAGAAGGTATGTCATAATCCACATATTTAATCATGCTGGGTCTCTTTGCTGTAGCTGTAACCTCTGGCATCTCTCCTGATTTCCAAGAACCAAACACCGGAGTATATGTGTAATCATCAGGTATAAGACCTCCCTCTGCATATTGTACTCCTTCAAGTCCATATTGCCCCTGTCCTCTAAGAGCCTCTTGCTCCTGCATTAACTTTATGAGGCCATCTTCCAGCCCCCTCTTGCTTATTGGGTCATTGGGCCTTTCCTCAGACTCCTTTTGAATCCTTTTGGCAGCATCTGCAAATGTCAGACCTTTGCCACCTTTCAATTTATACTTCTGCTTCACTGAATCAGGTACTTTAATCCTGTTACTAAATACATAATCGTTATAAATCACCTCTCCTTCTTCCACAAGATTAGGTATTCCATTATAATCAACCCCAATCTGTACTCCTTCATGTGGATTCTCTTCATGGTATCCTCCATTATTTATAACAGTGACACCATTGGTAAAATCTGCTCCATGAGTACCCATGAGGCCACCATCTCCAAATGGATTAAAAGGTATCTGTATATTAGGTTTGGTAATAGTTCTCATATTATAATCTGATAAGTCAGACAGACTGGGAGTGTGCATCTTGTCATATACAGACCTTGCCTTCTTTCTTTTAGAGGTTCTAGAGAACTCCTCTCCCCTGACATATCCTCTTTCAAATGCGGAGGAGGAAGCTTCAGGAGTATTGGATTTCTTGAAATTGTTCAGACTTCTCTTACTCAACCAATTCATCCTATCTACACTATTAAGTGTATTTTCCAAGTAGTCCATTTGGCTAGGCAGATAAGAGCTTTCAGGTATTCTGGCACCTCTCCATTGCATGATTCCATGTGCTCCCTTTCCACCACCTCTGGGATTATAGGCATAGGGATTGAACCTTGATTCCCCATATATTGAACTGTATACAGCAGCCTTTTGAGAGTTATTAAGTCCCATGTTATTTACCCTGTCTGCTATATAGGCACTGTAAGGCAAAGTAAACTCTTCATCTATCCATCCTCCATCATCATGTTTCCACTTTCTAGCATTCAAGGCAAAGGTAGCCATCTTCTTTTGTGCAGGAGTACCATGCTCCTTGAACCAAGATGCTGACTTTCCAGTCCTCTTTTTAAGGGCAGTAAACTTGCCTCTGTTCTCAGGCTTGATATGAATCTTACCTCCCTTTGCCATGTAATTGGACATAGCTCTTAAATCATTCATCTTATCAGCACTTTCTATTGCATTATCATAACTTAGCAGTGCTCTGCCTCTGGCTATCTCCTGTTCCTTCTTCAACTCATTATATAAATCTTCTGCCTTGTCACTGAACAATCCATCTTTCCCAATATCTGATTGGGAGAAGTCTGCTCCAAAGTCCTGATTAGACCATTGATTAAGTATAGAGTCATTGCTACTGCTATCAACTTTAACTGTACTCAGGGCATTATTGGAGTTTCTGACATTATTGACATTTTCCTCATTAATCTTTGAACCGAATAATGCATTGGTTATACCACCTATCAACCCAGTACCAGCAGATACAATGCCTCCTAATAAAGGGTTGACTGTGCTAATGGCAGAACCCACAGTACTTCCTACTTTATTGACTGCATTGCCTGCTCCTGAACTTAGTCCATTACTTATTAAACCATTTGCTGCATTACCAGCAGGGCCTAATAATCCAAGACCTAGTTTACCTAAGTTTTCTTTGGTAAAAAGCTTGCTAATGTCCCATATACTACCACCATCATCATATCTATTAATGATACCAGTAGTAACAGGACTATTGTGTTTCCTTATAACTTTTCTATTAACCATGTTATAATAATTTATTTGCAAAGATAAGTAAAGTATCAGAATTATACAAGAATATTATTTAAAAAGTAAAGGGAAGATAAGTTTATTACTTACCTTCCCTTTAGGCTATCTCCATCAAGTTATTCAAAGTAGTGCACCACCATATCATGCAATATGGTCTTATTTGTATTTTCAGATTCCATAGATAGCTTAAGATATAACCAAGGATTTCTCATCCTGTCTTTATTGTTTGATTTATCCCTTGGTATATTAGCCCTCCATATCCTGAACTTCTTCTTGAGACTTGAAGGTCTTCCAAGTACATGGGTAAGCTTGGATTCACCACTTTGGTATTCATTCCAAACACTGAGAGTATCATAGGTTGTATCCAATAGCTTACCTTCACTGTTCCAACTGTCTGCCCTGAACTCAAGAGTATTGAATATCTTATCCTGGGTCATATCAGGATTGGATATGACAGTAGTATAGAAAGGTTGGTAACTGTTAAAGAAGGTATTATAATCACCTTCATTGTGCAGCCATAGCTTCCCATCCTTTACCCACAGTCCCCTGTCTAGTATATTGGAGAAATATGGCACATTCTCATAGCTGTAGAATGAAGAGAACTGGCCTAATGGTTCTGAAAATGCCAAGCACTCACCCTTGCTTATGAAGAATACATCCCCATTTACCTTATCATAGTATGTTACAAATCCACTAAAGTCTTTAGGATTCCATACATTTATTCCAGTTGACCTACTGTTAATCCATGAATGGAATCCAAGCCTATCAGAGATGTTATCCAACTGGTTGTTGAGTAGGAAGATACCTTTGGTAATATCATCTATAAAATAGGTACCATTAGGTGTCCTGCATATAGACCACTTATTAGAACATCCTATACTATCAGATAAGTACCTCTTACCAGTAACTTTTCCACTGTTGGCAATTTCAATAGGCACTCCATTAGTGGGAGAAATCTGCACATTCTCATTATACAATATCTGACTAATGCCTTTATCTTGAAAAGCAAGGATATTATTATTATGCATTCTCAGAGCTGTTATACTACCCTTATCACCATCAAAATCAAGAGTGGATGCAAGAGTGATATTGGTCCAAGTATCAATAAGTTCTCCAGCAGTTTTAGTCTTAGTCCAAGTAACCACATTAGGAAATTTGTTCAATACTGAAGTATCATCAGTACTTACCTTATAGGTAAAGAAGTTATCCTTTTGATTGTATACTTGATTTAGCTTGTTAAAGTTCTCAGGGGTTATATATAGATTAGAAGTATTGCCTCTATTATTGTCATACCTGCCATCTAGATTTACCCTTGTCTCACACATAAATGACATTATCTCAGTCACCGAGTTTTCATCTTCCAAAGTAAATGGATAAGTCTTTAAATGGTCATATCTTTGGAAGTATGTGTCTCCTTCCAAGTACTTTACAAGATAAGTATGGCTGGAGTCATCATCATAGAAATAGGTAGTTTCTCCACATGGTAACCATTGATTACTCTGTATAGCATCATCAGACTCTCCTCCAAACCTATTAGTGACATCACTTCTGTATAATTCTGCTAACCACCACCAGCCATATTGGATACTTTTAACTGTCTTATTAGGACCAGTACCTACAAAGTCTCCTATAACATCCTGAGACACAGAGTTGTATACTTCCAAAGTATCCCAGAAGTTAGGGGCACCATCATGAGTTATTGCAACACGGTTTACAGGCCAACTACTAGATGTAGGCTCTCCATAATCATTACCATCTATGATAGTAGGCAAAACCTTATATGAGTACTTACCCAAGTTGTACTTGTCTTCAAGTACAATAACAGCATGAGGGGTAGACTTGTACTTTATGTGTACAGGGTCATATGCCTTATTTATTGAGTTATCAGTGAAAGGTATGGTAGGTGTAAAGTCACCAACATATATGTCGTGGTTAGTATATGAGGTATCATTCTGATTATAGGTGGAAGATGTTACAATCTGGTAATAATCACTACCTGAATATTCAGTATTTGAAGTAATCTTATCCACATTTCCATAGTACACTAAAGTACCTTTTCCAGAATGCTCCTGAGCCTTCAATTTGAGTGGAGTAACCTCGTTTGAATTAAAAATCTGTGCATCTGCAAGTTCCCCTGAATCCCATGTACTAGTACTGCTAAGGTACAGGTTAGTGGCAGAGAATTTCAAATTGGATAGCCTCTTATACTGTAACTTGGCAGGTCTATATCCATTCTCATCTGCCCAGCCTGTACCATCAAGACCTCCACTCCTATGCCAAGGATATGTGGCAAAGCCTACCTGCATCCTTCTATATTGTGAGGGCATAATATCACCAAAGTCTCTTTGAATATTATCTATCCAGTTGATATTAGCCAATTGGCTTCTGAATGCCCAAGGGGATATGTTGACACTACCACAAGACTCCTTATAAAACCCTGTTGGTGGGAACTTCTCATTATCTGCGCCAACCATGGTAGTTCCTGTGGTAGAAGTTACAATGTCAATATCCCCTACACTGGCGGTTACCAAAGTTGCACCTATTATCCTCAGCTTACACTTGGAAATATCATAATTCTCAACTTCACTGTTAAATTCAATATCTGGGGAATGAAGAGTAACTATTGATTGGTCTACAAAAAACTCATGTTTATGCTTCTCCACATATTCACTAAAATCTGTCAGCAAATGGTTTCCTCCTGCAAGGCGTGGAGTGGCAGGAGGGTAGGATATATTCTGTATCTCCGCATTCCTATGAGTGTTTCCTGGTATAGGACTACTATGCCTACACTCAGCCCAAGTACCTGTATCAATCAAGGAAATATTTATATTAACCGACTCATTAGGAGAATAAAACTGCTTATCATTATTTATTATACCATATCTTGACAAGGTTTGGTCACTATATAATGCCTTTTCAGGAACGTCAAATATAGGTGACACATCTGGCAAGCCTGCATCCCCAGACTCTGACCTCATCACATCAAAGGGAATGTTGGGTCTTGAGAACCAAGAAGACTGTACAAATGGGGAATTACTGAATCTGTCACCAACATTATAAACAGTGGGACATAAAACTCCTTGGCATATTACTTCTCTATCCCCTATAGAGGGATATACTATTATAGGTCTGAATCCAATATATCCTAAATCCTTTAGTTTACCAATTATGGTATCATCATTGAATGATACCTCAGGTATGCACTTATAGAATACCAGATTTGAAACACCAAAACTACCATATAAGTCATTAGTACCGGGTGTTTTGGTAATCTGAGCGTCTTTTATGAGTACTGGAGAAGACCACCTGCCTGACTTATGCTTAAACTGTATGCCAAATCTGTACCACTCCAAATATTTAAATATCTTAATAGTGCTAGAGTTGTTATTCAACTGAAACTCATGTTGATAATATCCAGAAGGTGTTCCCAAATTAATTGTGGTAACTGTATTGAGGTTTACATTTAATCCTCTGAAGTACTCTCTAATAGAGCTATCAGGCTCAATTCTATTAACATTGATATTTCCTAAGAATAATGTATTGTCCTTTTGGCACATTGTACCACAAGATATGTCTTCTCCTCCCAAGTATAATAATTCAGTAGGGTCAATACTCTCTCCAATATTACCAGTATCTGTAAAACTGATTGTTTGAGTAGAGGAAGATAACTTTATATCTTGAACTCTTTTGACAATGGGAGTTGAATCTTGTGTAGTTCTCAGTATTGAATATAATCTGACATACTCACATGCAACATCTTTAACAGACACTGTTACATTAAAACTCACAGATAAAGAATCCTCAGGACTACCTCCATTATCATACTTTGTTATGTAATATAGAGGAGATATAGCCAGTATATTGGACTCCTGAGCATTCTTGGTATAGACTGTAACACAATATTGTATTACCCCTGACGGGAATATCCCACTATACCCTTTTTCTATATTGGTTATGTTAACAGTTGAACCGGGATTCAAACTCATAACAAAGTCAAAAGAATTGGGTGTGTAATCTTCTATAGAAGTAATATTGATAACTCTGGGCTGGTTTAATCCATCAGTCCAATATACTTTCTGTATGTTATCATCTTCATAGAATGACAATGTCTCTATAGGATATAGAGGATTAAAGTTAAGATTGCCTTTGTTACTATCATATAATATTACTCCATGCAAGCTGTCCTTGTCAAACCATATCTTATATATGTAATCTTTTCCATTGTCTTGGTCTGTAGTGAACAGTACTAGATAACCATTAATTGTAGCTTGTCCTATAGGCAATCCCTTTATAGAGTCTATACCTTCTATGTTTGATACCTCTTTAGTGCCCTTCTCATTTACTATGCTGAGCAGGGTATTATCATCAGTAGACATTATCCTTATATTCTTGTTCTCATAAGCATACTCAGAAGAGAATTTGCTTACAGACAAGTCCCTCTGCATACCTTTTATCTGCCATGTAGATTTCTTTATCATACTATTGCAATTTTATATACTCTTTATTGCCAAGAGAAGAGAATCCATTATCAAACTCACTTGTCCTTTGAATAAGAGTATTCCACATTCTGCTTATTGATTCCATTTCAGATTGTGATGGTATAGTAAATTCACTCTGTAATTGTCCTGCTGACCAAGCATATTGTTGTTGGGTGTTCTGTAATACAGCAGGAGAAATCTTTCCCATATCAAACAAAGTAGTGAACTCTTCCATCTTAATATATAGCTCAAGTGTTCTCATAAACACAGGATTGTCTATGAGCAATGGAAACCCATCCTCATCTATTGGAACAGACTTATATGAGACTATTATATCTCCTGACTTGAAGGAAGTATATATTACTCTGCCTTGTGTCTTAAAGGCAAACTCTTGCGGTCTTTTATGTCCTTCATACTTATCACGATGTTCTCTAGGCATGAAATTATCTGTCATGCTCCTTAAACATATCCCAGTCTTACACTCCTTCACCTGATTTATGGATACAAGGTCACAGGGTAATATGGCCCTAAACTCTTCTATATGCAGTACACTCTCCTTATTTAAATATAACTCTGGCATTCCAAATATCCCAATAAATGTAACTAGGTGGGATACCACTTGTTCAAGTGTAAGGTTCTGCAATAGAGGATGCCTTTTCAGTCTATCCAGTATCTGTCTGATGTTAGTATATTGAATATTATTAATCATTTATCCGTCTCAATTAAATTTCTACAATCCTTTAGTTTAACACTTGAAGGCATCAATCTTGCCATCTTTTATCCTCTTCTTCAATTCTTTCCTTAATTCTCTATTGGGATTGAACTCATAAAAGGTTTGGTTATTATAGTCTGCCTTGCTTCTATTATAATGGATTTTAAATACCTCTTTCTCCTCCATTCTAACTAAAGTCCTATTATCATAAGATTCCTTGTCTTCATACCATAACCTTAATGTCTTATCCCAATCTATTGGCAAGTTGGTGACAACCTTATTATCTTTAAGGTAGATTTTGGCATCATATTTTCTCAGCTCCAGTCTTCCCATCCTATGAGGAAGACTAATATCATGTCCTTTAAGCAGCTCTTCAGCCAGATAGTTGTTGACTCTTCTTATAATGCTGTAAAACTCATGCTCAGTCAATGGCCTGCCTATGTCAAACCACTTGTTTTTCCTTATATACTTATAGGCATCATATACACCCAAGGAACCTGATACCTTATGTGTTCTATGTTCATTCAAGTGGCACACTGATATCCTAAACTCCTTCCATTTCTTATACTCTTCCTGACAATCACTCATAGGTTACTGCTTTACTGAAACATCAGATGAATCATCCTTAGCATTGTTCTTATTATCATCAGGTCTGTATTTAGCACCCAGTACTTCTCCTACTATAAGACTTACAAGAGGAGTAACAAGGCTCTCCTCAATAGGAAATTTCCTATCAAGCACATCACACTCCTTATTGTCTCCACATTCCAATTCAGAGGCTATGCTGGCATCTTCAAATATAGCAGTTACCTTTATCTTGGAGAGGTAAAGGAATTGGGGATTCATAGAGATTAAATACAAGTGGTTATCCGGAGCAAGAGAGCAATATATTATGTTCTGTAGATATTTGTCATATCCTACATATCTCATCCTATCCCTGCTTATGAAGGTTATACTATCCTGATAGAAATCAATAGGATATACTCTGGTATTACTGACACTTAATATATTAGGTACCTCTTCCTTACTCATAAGATAGGTTCTGCCACATGAATCAGAAGGAGATACTGATTTGGTCAAATCCAGACATATAGTCTGATAGTTGCTTTCAGGTATATGCTTCTTGACATCAGAATATCTTTGCTTTATAAGGAATGCCCTATACTTATCTGCCAAAAGTATAATATGATTCTCATTGAAAGTAGAGTCATCTGATATACTCTTTACCTCATCCAGACATAAATAAACTAATTCTCTGTATGTCATAACTATATATGCATGCTTATTAATAAATAAAAAACTATTGCAAATATAGATATTTATAATCAATATTGCAATAGTTTTAATTGAATCTTTTGCAGTAAGCAAATATATAACTTATATAGCAGGAGTTCTAGGTTTGTTATCTTGTGTGAATCTTATCATGTCATCCTCAGATATTCTGATAGATTCCTCTTCACCATACACAGCAGAGCTTTCCTCAGTAGGAGGATATGGTATTAGGCATGAAGTACCAAATATACAATATAGGGCATTATTCATGCTATTGTAGTCCTTATCATCTATAAAGGCAGACATTGGGCCACTAGTAAGCTCTTCTATCAAGGACAAAAGCAGTAACTTATTGACATCATTATAACATACATATCCTGTACTTGAAAGTACATTGAAGTATGTAGCTAATGCCCTTTCCAATACATTACTTAAGTTATCCATAATGAGCACTCACATTTAGTACTTGTATCATCTGTTATCACACAGTTCCTAAAGAACTTGTTCCAATACTTTATTGCCAAAGTATAGTTCCCTGTCTTTAAGGAAGTAGTAAAAGCCTTCAGTTGAAGGTATTTGTCTATAAGCTGCTTGGGAATATTGCAAGTCTCCTCTACCTGTCTGATGCCACCCATCAGTGACTTATAAAGGTTATGCATATTGACAGCTATTCCTAAATCATAATATCTGTCATATCCACATGGAGTATCAGGTGCCATTGTACCTTTGACAGTAATATAGACAAAGAATAAGTCCTTACCAAAATCTACTGCTGCATTGAAATCTGTCTTGTCTAGGATTAATGTCACATGCTTGGAATTACCATCAATGCTTTTTGTATACACACTGCTTGATGATGGCCCAGAGGTCATGAAGGTATCCTGAGTATCTATGACTACTGAGTCAATATAGACATCATCATAGAAGGAGTATGCTTCTATAGAAGCATCAATTACCAACTGCCTGCATTCTCCTGAGACTTTTAATGTAGCAAATCTTATCATATTACACAAATTAGGTAAATAAAAAAGGAGACTATAAAAGTCTCCTTATTTGTATCTCGCTTTTAGGAGATGTCTGCAATAGTAAGTCCTGTAGCAGTTTCCACTGCACCGATTATCTGATTGAGAACTGCTTTATCTGCACAAGCAATAGTTATTGTCTTTTCAGACTTTTGTACTGACTCATTGCTGCCTACATAGGCATAGTGTATATCAAGCACATTATATGTCTTGCTTGGGTCTATCAGATAAGTGGTAGGAATGTTGTTAGGCCAGCCAATGCCTCTGTAGATGTCTCCTCTTTCACCCATACAGAAGTACTCTAAGTCTGCAATAACCTTACCATTACCTATTGTACCATTGGTACCCATCTCTACAGTGCCCCAAATTCTCTCATCCCCATCTACAATTATTTCAACTGGCTGTACAGTGAAATATACTGGTGTCTGAGACATAACACCTAATCTCCAAGGCTGTTCTACCTCAGTAATTCTGATGCTGTCAATGTCAGCTACAATTGCTGAAGTACCATCATAGTATGGGTTAGTACTATCACTCTTGCCATTATCCTTAGTAGAAGGAGTTACTGTCATATAACCATTTGCATCAAATCCTCCCTCGCTCTTGGTTGCAGCACTATGTACCTCAATCTTAATCAAGGGAACTATTTCCCTGCTAAAGTTCTTAGCAATAGATTGAGCAAGAGTCTTGTAGAACACATCAGCAGTCATGCCAGAATAAGCATGAACCATGCCATATTTGAAGTATTGGTCCTCATCAGACATGCCCACATGCTGTTTAAATGCAATTCTTAGGATATAATCCTGACCTGCAACTGGAGCACCACCATTAACACTTGAATCCAATGCTATGGTAGCTGACTTCATCTTGTAAGCCATGCTATCAGCACTAGTTGCCTTTGCATAGAGAATGTTTTCTATATCTATAAGGTCACTTCTCATTCTGTTATCAGCTCCCTTATATTCAAAATACAGGTGTTTCTTTTCAGTATCATTTGATACTGCAATAGCACCAGCAGTGTCAGACTCAATTACATGGGGAGTCTTAAATGCAGTTGCTACATAAAATTGCCTTACCTGATTTGTACTAAATGTTGCCATTTTAATTTAATATTAAATTACACAATAGTTTATTTTGTTCTGTTTGTATCCAAACCCTTGCTTGCTATTGCAAGTCCTACTGCCCTATCAAGTATTACCCTATGCAATGCAGGATGTAAATCACACTCTGTTATCTTGCTTTCTCCATTTATGTTTAGATGGGCAGGCAATGCTACCAATATAATTGGGTTGGGTTTAGATAGGTACCTGACTAAGTACCTGCTTATATTATACTTTGATACTATTTCTGCAATCCCATTATCAATATCAAGTCTCAGGACTCTCCTGTATCCCGGACCCCTGAATGGATTGTTATATGTATTGTAGTAATCATCCAAGGTAGTGGGTACCACAAGTACTTGGTTACCATCCTTACAGCCTAGCTTATCATCCCTCAGTTCAACTGATTCATAAACTATAAACCACAAGTCACTAGGTAACTTGAAGAATACAGACTTATCAGATATTCCAGTAATGTCTGCTATTTTTTCAGTAGTGGTATAAGTCTTCACCAAGTTGCTCAGGTATCTCCTTATTTCCTCAGTCTCTTCAAATGATTCCCTGAATGGGTTCTTACCATTGTATAATTCCACTAACAGGTCTTCTTGGGCTTTTGTAAGAAAGATTGATTTCTCATACTCGTTGAACTCAATTCCACCTGAAGAGTAACTGTTCAATAGAACATCAAATTCATTAGAAAATTCCTCAGTTGTCATTATTCACTTCTTTGTCCCAGTTCAACACTACTTTTCAAATCTCCCATATAAGCAGATTTAGCTAACTCTACTGCCCTTTGAAGAATTTCAGGATGTAGTTCACTATTCAAGACACATGGAGATTGCTGTGATTCTCCATCTACTGATACACCAACCAAGTCCTCCAATACTATTGGCTTAGGCTTGATTAGGTATGTGATAAAGTAAATGGCCTTGGTATTCCCTGGACTTTCACCTCCAGATTCTCCTAGGAATTGCTCATCTGCATCATGCAATATAAACCTGAATCCATTGTACTTTGTGGGAATTACAGTCTGGTCTTCAGACCCTTTAGGGTCTCCAAAAGTCTCTATAACTCTCCACACTTGCCTCTTTAAAGGTCTTCCATAGGGCTTGCTCAGGTTATTAAGCAAACTATCTAATTTTATAGGCACTACCTGATAATACTTATCCACATTATTATCTGTATCCTTAATGATTATCCTTTCTGATACCACTAACAGTATTTTGTCAATAAAGCTAGGGGCATTGAATAATACAGCTTCAGGAGCACTGCCATAGATATTTCCGGGGATTGTGACACCCTCCAAAATATCAGTTCCCCTCTTGGAATCCACCTTTATCAAGGGACAGGCTTCTTGCACTAGAAGAGTAGAGAAATCTATTTGTCTTTTGGCAGAATCATCAAACCCTTGCTGGTACTTGTTACCTCCTTGGGTAGAAGTAAAGTAGTTCTTTACTATCTCATTCTGAGCTTTTGTGAGAAACACAGACTTTTCATACTCATTAAGGCCCGGAGCTTGGTTACTGGATATGTTATTGTAGAGAACGTCAAATTCATCTGAAAACTCCTGTAGTGTCATAATCTTATATTCTTCTTTATTTTAACTTGGCCTCCAAGGAAAACTTGATTTCCTGATGCTTTGGAGAGTTCAGGTACTTGGCTGCTGTATTCAATGTAGGTTCCTCATTAGCCTCACATAGTGGAGTATTGTCACTTCTCAAGTATAGGAAACCTCCTCTATTTGAAATCAATCCTGCTTCTATACTCTTCTTGATGAATACCTTAGTAGGTAACATTGGGTCAGTGATAACCTTCAGGAAGAGCTTGTTATTGGATTGAATAAGCTCATTAGCCTTAGTCTGCAAGAACTCTAGTTTAGCATTTTGAGATGTAGGTCTTCCATCAACAGTCTCTATGATAACTCTCAAAGTATCCACATCACTCTCAATCTTTCCAAACTCCTTATAGCACTTCATTGTAGTGCTCATATTATCCTGAGCAGTCTTTGTCTCATCATTCTCAGAGATGATGACAAACTGATATGAAGCCTTAGGTCTATCTTGCAAAGCCTGCAATGATGGTGCAACAAAGTCCTTGTTAGCCAAGAGTATTTTATATCTTATATAATCTTCCGGATTGGACAGGTTAAGGTAATTATCCTGCTTTGTCAGTCTTACCTTATTTATCCCACTCTCATTAGAATCATTCCAGAAGTTATCTACCTTCTTATAGATACTTAGAGCATTGTATTCCAAGCCCATTACATCTTCCAAGAATGCCTTCTCTTTGTCTGTAAGTACATTGACATACATGCCTGATGACAGCCTAGGTACTACAAATACTCTAACAGACCCTTCTGCCATACCTCCAGCAAGAAGATGTTTAGGGTTAGTTCCCCATATTCCTCCCAGTTTGGGAATGAATCTGACAATTACTCTCTCATTTCTTAAACAGCTTATCAACTGCTCATCACCATCCTCTTCTATATTTCTCACTTCCTGTGAGGCTTTTGGTTTTCTCCTTGCAGGTTTTTCCTCTTCTTTTGGCACTTCCCTCAATGGCAGTGCTGTATCATCTACTTCAAAACCAAGTGTACCATAATCTACTTCTTCCTTTTCCTTTGACATATCTTCTCCTTATTTAATAGAAATAAAAATAAATTAAGGGAAGCAGGAGTTACCCCTACTCCCCTTTATAGTTTATCCTTGCAAAATAGCAGGAATCAATGACATAGTTCTTGTTGGGTCAAGAACACAGATACCAAGAGTAGCCATTCTGTGTATTACAGCAGCATCCTCATCAAATGACATGTAAGGATTGCCTATCTGTCCTGTAAATGGATTTCTTAATCCCCACTGATAGCCTCTGTATTCATTATCACCCTTAATCTTACACTTGAAGATATTAGGTTGGTCCATAGTACCAATGTACATAATATCATATCTGTAAGAGAAGGCAACACCACCCTGTGGGTGTGGTATCTTATTTCTAACAGGGTCATCATAGAATGGGTCTACATCAATCTTAACCCTTACACCATTAGGTGCTCTATACTCTACAAATTGGAAACCGGCACTTAGAGCATTTTGATGCAACTGAGACTGAGTCTTCTGAACAACACCAATAGAGTTGTTATCAAGAACAAACTGTGTCCAACCTGATACTGTCTTCAATATTTCCTTGTGGAATTGAATAGCACCTCTTTCACCAGTCTTGATTAGGAAGTATCTATCACCAAAGTCCAATTTAGAAGCAGAAAGCTCATATAGGGCATCCTCAAGAAGCTTCAAGCTGAATACATTGTAGTACATAGTATTAGCAACTTCCATCTGCTCAAATAGACCAGCACCAGTCTTGATTACACCACCAGACTTACCAATGTTCATATATTCACCATTGGAGTTTCTGTTGCTTCTACCAAATGCAAGAGCATTATTCTTGTACTCAGAGAATTGCTGTTCTACCTCAAAGTCTACATTGTGCATCCACATTTTAGCTACTGACTTGGTATATCTACCATCAGTCTCCTTGATAATAGGAATACCTACAGCCAACTTCTTGTTCAGCATTGAACCCGGAACCTTGTGTTGGATTCTCACTACAGACCACTCATTTCTCATAGAAACAGGGCTTGTGTATCTTACATCACCAACTTTTCTTGATAGTTCCTTTTCTACAAATGCAGCTTCAATAGAGAATCTCTCTCCTGCAAGTAGCCTTTCAGCAGGAACTCCTGCTGTATTACCTCCAGCAAGTTCTACCTTATAAACTGCATTGGTACCTTCCATTCTAGGGTCTCCTAAAATTCTGAATTGGTACAGTTCATTTAGATTACCCACAATGTACTCACCATCTGCAAACCAGTCCTCAGGGAAAACAAGATAGAAGGGAGAAGTACCCTCTCCAATCATGCTACCATCATCTTCAACCTTTGTTCCATCCTCTTTTCTTGCCTCTACCAAAGGAATATTCCTTCTTGAAGAACCAATAACGTCCCAGTAATATTCACTGTCATCCTCAAACTCCTTTACAGGGAACTGATTCAAGAATGAATCAAGTGTCTTTCCTCTATGGAAGGCTAGCAGTTGTACCATTAGGTTTGTAGCTCTCTGAGGAGCTAACTGATAGATAGAGCCTAGGTGGTTTTCTTTAGTCAAACCCTTCCAATGTTGGAAGCTTACCATCTGAAACTTACCTAATTTTCCAGCCATAAAATAATTGTTTATTAGTTAAAATTATAATCTTTACTTAGATTTTAAATATTCTTCATACAAATCCTGAAGTCCCAAGTCCTCCCAAGTCTTATTCAACTTGTAAGTAGTACCATCCTTTAGTTTAGTCAATTCTTTATCGTAATAGGAAAGGGATGCAAACAATAACAGGACTTCATCTTTGGAAGTCAATGCCTTTCTTATGCTTTCAGGATTAAATCTTTCAGACTTCAAGTCTTTTCCATTCCTAAAAAGCAATACAGGAATGAAGCAGCCTCCACCACATGAAATGAAAGCTTTTGTATTATCTGTGTTCCAAAGTATCCTTGAATTGGTAAATTCAGAAAACAACATTATCGGAGAATACATATGGAAGTGAAGGATTATCCGTGTTCTCACACACCTCTATAAGTGAAGAGTAAGAAGCGGACTTATCCTTATACACTATGTTTGTTTTTTTTCTCTGTTGGGTAGGAGGTTAGGGTCTCCTACCCATTGTATCAACCTTTTTATCCTCGGCATAATTGTTTAGACATCTATTTTCCAACCTTTACCTATGAATGATTCAGGGTCTTCATCTACTCCACTGACAAACTTCAGATTACCATCTGAGTTTCTTGCAGTGTTATTAATAGCATGTTCCAAATCCCTCAGGCCATTCTTTACCTCTTTCTTTACCTTGCCTTTTACTAGACCATCAAGGCTCTTGAACCCATCAGTCAATGTAAAAATCAGACCCAAGTACTTCAGGAAGTCTACTCTGTTATCCTTTTCATACTTCTGAATAGCAGTATAATACTCTCCAGTTTCAGGGTCTTTATATATAGGCTTGGATATGTTATCATATATCTTCTGCCTTGTCGGCTTATCTATTGACAAGTCTCCCAATATATTCTTTTCATTGAGAATAGACTCCTTTAGTTTATTAGCCTGTTCCTTCCTGTTCTCTTCTTCCTTCTGTGCCTCTAACTTGGCATCCTCAATAAGGTCATCATATTTACCCTTGAAGTATTCAGTATTACTCTTCAATGCTTCCTTTGCATCCTCAATATCAGTACCAGCATTAAAGGATTTCTGTACTTCTCTTGTGGCTCTTTCTCTGCTGTAACCCCTATTAATGAAGTCCTGAAAGATAAGATTCTTTCTCAACTCTTCACCTTTATCACTCTCATCAGTGATATTTTCCTCCTTAACACTGTCAAGGAAGTTCAAGGTATTCTCATACCTTTTTATCTCTGTGGGTTCAATGCCATAATTAAGTGCATCATCAATCCTCTTCTGTCTCTCTTCAAGACCAGCCTTGATTTGCTGTTCCACTAAGTCCCTGAAATCTTCAGGCTCCTTGACTTTAGAGAGGACTTCATCATCAAGGTCTGGAAAGATACCTTCCTCCTTCAAGGCTTTAGCAATGGAAGAGTAGATAGTTTTTTGGGGAGAAGTGCTGTCCTCTCTAGAGGAAGTATCTTCCTTTCCTTTTGTATTATCCTTTCCACTACCTACGCTCTCTGGCTCATCTGTAAACAAGTTATCTACATCAATAACCTCAGTAGTTTCTTCGTCTTTCTCTTTATTCTTTTTATCCTCCTTACCATCCTCTTGGTCAGGAGTTACTTCATCTTCAGGCGAAGTATCCTGTACTTCATCATCTACAAACAGATTCTCTATTTCCTCTGCTCCTAGAATATTGTCTAAAATCAATTCTTCTTCCATAATCTCCCATTATGATATAATTAAACAATGCAAAGTTATATAGAATTTTACACCCATACAATATAGTAAATAAATTACTTTGCAAGCACAAATAAGATACTTATTATATATGCAAAAAGAAAGGGCAAGATTATACCTTGCCCTTGTCCTATCAGTATTCTTTAAAGTAACTTACTACCTTATTTCTGGATTTGCAATCCACATCTTTGAACCAGAATATAATAGCAGATTCTATTATCTTTTGGTCTACATTGTCACCAAACCAACTCTTAAACAGCTCAACATAATCATGATACTGTGAGTTGATTGCCACATACACATCAGTAGGAGTTGCAGACACAGGAATCACTCCTCTATACCTTTCACAAATTTCCTTTGCCTTATGTATATCAAACTTTTCTCCACTATACTTTCTGCCACCCTCAGTGTGATACATATCAGATACCAAATCCATAGCTTCAGATTCAGTAAAGTGTTCTCCATCATTCATGGAATGTCTCATGTACTTTATTATTCTGTCCATGTCATTTCCTCTCATGCCAGAGTCTCTGAACCTGTCACCAAACCTATTGCTTCTAGAATCAAACACATCCATGAAACCATCATCTTCATGCCTTCTAGGATAGTTTCTATCCTCTAATGACATGAAGCCATCATGCTCCATTGAATCTCTTCTATATCTCTTCATGAAGTCCCTGAACTTATTTCTAAATTCACTTTCACTCATGCCTCCCATACCTCTTCTATTTAGGTATTCATACATCATAAGTTCATCCATACTTCTAATTTTTAGTAATTAATGTTTCCTTGAAAGCTTCCAAATCCGACATATTTAATACCAATCTCTTGTTTGTCAAAGGCAAGTTGAACTTGATTTGTCCACCACCTATTTCTATGTCTCCAATAAATGAGGTCTTGAAGGAGAATGGATTAGTGGTCATCAGATTCTCCATCATCTCAGTAAGGATTCCTTCAACATCTACATTACCGTCTTTGTCTGCTATAAGTTCCAAAGCCTTGGTTATCTTGCTGAAGTTCTTATCCAGTGCTCTTGTAATAAGGGGTTTCATAAACCCGATTACAGGGCTGGACTTAGACATGGACTCCAACTGTGATGAAATATAAGACTTTAAATTGTCAGTTAATTGCATGATAGTTACCATAGCTACATATTTGCTTTAATAAATTCATCATAAGTTACCTCAGGATGTGCCTTACTAAATTCTCTGAACTTCCTGAACATCTCCATTTCCCTATTAGTATCCTGAATGATTTTACTCTTCAGGCTTCTCACTATCTTCAATTGCCTCTGAAGAAGCTCCTTACCCTCAGGAGTGGCTTCAATCCTGCCTTTCACAAGGGATAGAATTTCTGCCTGAACCATATCCTGTATCCTAGTATAGGTATCTACATAATCCTCGTCTTGCAGCAGTCTTGATTTCTGCTCATCTGACATAGGGTTTATCTCTGCATCTATGTCATCCCATATCATCCTATGCTGTGCAGGTTGTTGCACTGGCTGTACTTGTTGTCTAAGTTGTTTTGCTGCTTCAAGGTTTTGCTTATACTTTTCAATAAGCTGTAATTGTTCATCAAGACTATTACCCACCATACTACTGCCTAGCAGGGGGTCTCCTCCTAATATGACTTGATTTATTGGAACCATAATCGCATAATTTTGAGATTAGTACTAAAAAGTAAGGGGAATGCCCCCTTACTTTATGCAGTTGGAGCAGTACCAGTTACCACTCTTGGACAACCACATTGGTTTGCACCAACATATCCAGTTACCACTGGAGTGTTAGGCAGACATACTTCACCATAGATAGCCTTGCAAGTCTTTCTGTCAGTATAGTTAATACCAGCAGTAAAGGCTTTATCAATTTCACATTGGATAAGCTTATCTTGGTAAGGTCTTACAGCAGCATTGATAGCTACCTGAGCCTTAAGGTCACTTAATTCCTTTCTGATTTCATCGTCAGAATCTCTCTGAGACTTATACAGATTGAAGGCATCCTGATTCTGCTTTGCAGATAGCACATCAAATCCGTCTCTTGTAGACTTATACAGGCCAAAGTCTGCATCTATTTGAGACTTCCATGCACTAAACAACTCACTATTAAGCTGTTGTCTATCAGCAAATCTGTTGTTCTGATATGTCATGGCCAAGTTATAGATACCTGCTTGCAAAGCAAGTGTATCCTCACACTCTTTTTCCCATGCTTGGAATGCAGTAGGAGCATTTACTCCATTTGCAGAACCACCACAAGTAGCTATTGCTATATTAGCATCTGCACCACTCCCAGTTCCTGTTCCTCCCAACAGACTGGCACTTCTTCTTCCACCAAATAATGCCCAAGCACCAAGAGCAGTACCTATAATACCTAGAGTCAGACCTGCATTTGCTTTGCCATTGATGTCTCTCCTACCATAATTATATCCATAATTATCAGCAGGTACTTCCTTTACCTTCTCTACTTGCTTCTCAATTATCTCCATAGTAGCAATTTTGAAATTAATTATTGTTTATCATGTAAGCTTACTATGCAAAGATACTAGCTATTATCCAAGAAGCACAACAATACTAAAGCCCTGTATATATGATTAATATACAGGGCTTTAACTTAGTAACATATGTACAAAAAAAAAGGAGGTAATAATTACCTCCTGCTATATTACTCCTTATTGTCTTTATGCTTATAAAATACTTGTGTTATCTTATCATATATGTAAGTCAGCAAGTATGCATCCACCTCATCATTATCTCTCTGAGGGGTGTATCCTATATACTGCCATATATGATTCTTTATATGCTCAGCCTCATGGACTATGCTACTTCCTCTTCTTGAATTAACAGCTACTAAGGATGCTCCATATGCACTTATGGTAATAGCATTTGCTTCTGTATCCATTTCATCCTGAGGTATACTTCCTTCCAACTCTTCCCATTTAAGATACAACTTTATGGCAACAAGCACATTCCTTAAGTGAGCCTTTGACTCACCTAATATTACTATATCATCTGCATATCTATAGTAATACCTGCACTTTAATTCCTCTTTACACCAATGGTCAAAACCTGTCAGATACAAGTTTGCAAAGTATTGGGATAGGTAATTACCAATAGGAACTCCTTTACCATATATCCCATTAATTCCGTTCACTGAATCTATAATCTCATACAGAATCTCAAGCACCTTAGTGTCCTTTATCTTACGAGAAATTATGGATTTCAATATGTTATGGTCTATTGATGGATAAAACTTGGTAATATCCAAGTGAAACTATGATTTTCTTTTCTTTATCAAATCAGCTTATCAGTGTTAAGCACCTAAAGCTGACATGGGCAACAACAAAACCCGAACCAGAAGAAGAAAGGAAGCCAGCCAAGCCAGCAGTAGAACCATAATCAGCCCTGCCACTAACCAGTAGCGTATTCTGAGTATTATCGTAATCTACCCAGTAACGGTCACACATATAAGTAGTTGCAGAACCGCCAACACTAACAGGTATTATATCTGCATACTCCCCTAATGCCCACTTTGTAATATACCCTCCTGTATGTCCTGATACTACTACTCTATCCGCATTGGTAGGTGCATCTGACAAAGTATCAGTGAACTTATCAGGGTCATTTATAATATACACATAGTTTGGTGTGGACTCACTGGCACCGACAGGAGTATCTATTAGGATACCATCCAGATTAGTCCAAATATCTCCAAACACGTTATCAAATCCTCTCCACCTTGGTACTTTGAAAGTTACGGTACTGATACCATCTGAAGCAGGAATTACCAAGTCCTTAATTCCAGTAAAGTTACCAAACTCATTACAATACCCACATGGAGTTATTGGGCATCTGCCATTATAAGTATTCCAAACAGTATCACTCCAAGTAGTAACTCCATTGCCAAGCCCTCCCTGTCTATATCCATCTTCAGTCAAATCTTCAACATAGTTTGCCTGACTATTGAAGTTTGCATATTCTATAACATACAACCAATAGAATATTGATTTGTAGTACTCATAAGTAAGCAACATCTTGCCAGCATTTTTGGCATAAGTTCTGAAGTTTGCCCTACTAGTGTTTGTTCTAGGTTTTCCTAAATTAGTCCTGAATTTATCCGATTCCAAGTAGGTATCACTGCTAGAGCTATTATTTCCTCCTCTACAATAAGAAGAGGTATTTACAACTGAAATAGCACTATTTACTTGAAGTGTAGATAAATAGCCCATATCCTCAGGCACTTCATTAAGTACAGTACTCCTATAAGCATCTACCAACATATGAGGAATCCTTATAGCATAAGGAACTACTTTTTGGGTAGACACATATACTCTGGATTTGGTTCCTTCCGTTTCAGACCACAAATAAAATTCAGGTACTTCTACCTGTACAGTACCATCATATCCATCCAATCTGGAATCTGTACCATCTGCTTTCTTAGACCAGTCATTTGGGTCCAAATAATACATTATCCTTTTACCTTGGCATACACATCCTCTTAATGCTGATTGTATTGGGAGAGACTTATGCAGGCTCATGTTACCTATTCTAGTAAGTACAGGGCTACTGTTGGTAGAATCCCATTCCACACCATAAGCTAGCAAATTCTTTGGGTCAGATAGGTTATCTAACTTAGCCTTATCCTCACTTGATATAATACCTGCGGTATTACTGTCAGCCAAAGGTATGCTCCACTGGCATAATGAGGTAGGAACTTGTGGTACCCCACTTACCCCAGGATTAGCAGTAAGTTCTATACTAAGGGACTCGGAAGTGGAAACTTTACCAGCCTTAAATAATTTGAATATATTAGGGAATAGGTTTACTGTGGTATCTCCAATTGTCAGGTTTATTGTGGCATCCTGCTGACTGCTAGTCCTATTATACCAGCTTAAAGATACTGGAACACTTGAAGGGTCTATTACAATATTACCTTCTCCTAACATAGATTCTCCATTCAAGGTCTTGATTTTAGTAGTGCCTCCTGCTGCATGTAGGATGTCAGTACTGGCTTTGCCACCCACTGATATTCCAGAACCATTATACACAGTACTCCCACTATCTAATGGGAAGGATATGTTGCTGCCCTTATCCATTGTACCTCCTGATAAGGGCAAATACTTCTTTATTTGCTCACCTATGGAGTCTTTCAAATCACTTACCTCTTCCTTAGTGGCATAATCAGTCAGGTCTATTGTGGTAGGACCAACAAGCTCCCAATGGCCATCAGGATAAGTCTCATCCTTTACCCATAGATATTCATTATACCTATTATCTTCTGTAGGGTCTTCATTGGGGATAAAATATATCCTGTTAGGTCTACCTGTCTCTGGTAAAGTAGGCAGTATTGATGCCTTAGGAAGATGCTTTAATGTACCTATAATTGCTGTTGCCATATTTTAATATCCATATTGAAGAACTCCTGAAGGGGCATTTATAACACCTTTACATATCTCTGGATTCCATCCAACACCTAGAATAGTCTTTATGCTATCCTTTTGTCCTGCTGGAATTATAGTAACCTCCACATCATCATCAGATATATTCTTCAGTAGGAAGTTGACTCCGGGATTGAAGTTCCCTGAAGGCACCTCCTTCAGTACAGATATTTGAAGGCTATTTATAACTTGATTTGAAACTATTCTTGCATCCATAATCATTTACCTCTATTGTTCTTACCTTTTCCTTTGCAACCACACTTCTTTGCCATATCATAGAATTTTTATGGTTATTTTCTCACCTCTATTCTTGCCCTCTTGAAGTAGCTTATATAGCTTCCTGAATGTATCCTGACTATTCAGAACCTTACCAACTTCAGAGTTTACACCTACCAAGAGACATCCCGAAGTATCCTTATCTGTATTACCTGCATGTATAAGGATACCATCAAACCCCTTTACATTAAGAAGTCTGGGTAATTTGCCATTGCATGTTTCTTTGTAGAAAGATTTAGGCCCAAACTTAGGGCTATATACATCTAAAGTTACATCATAAGTTCCACTAGGGATTGCTGTAATGCCTGATTTCTTTAAGGATTTGATTTTAGCGACACTCATGCTGTCATCTAATCCTCTATCAGTGTCTTCAAGTACATTACAGAACCACTTCCCATCTACAAGGAGGTTACTTATCGTGTAACTCTGTTTCTTCCATTTCCTGTCTACTATCAGTTCCATTTTGCTCATTAAATAAATTCAAGTTTCTTTTCCTCAACTGACAAGTAAGGTCAGTACAGATGGAGTTCATGAGACTGAACATCTGCTTCCTTAAATCCTTTATCTCCTGTTCCAGCTCTGCATTTCTTTTAAGAACCTCGTCAAGCCTGTTCTTGTTGTCGTCAGACAACTTCTTATAAAACTCCAAAGACTGCTGCATGTTCTCTATGAGGTTATTATCTACCTCACTATTATACTTTCTTCTTGCAAAGAACCAAGAAGTCCAACCACTGATTACTGTGGTTATTATCCCTACTCCTCCAGTAATTAATATACCTAGGTCAATCATGTCATTTAATTATTTCAATAAATTTTTGCTGCTTATTATTCACATAAGGACTATTTTCCACAATAGTAACTTCCACTACTCTATGTTTCTTCTGAAACCATCTAAACAGAAAAAATTTCTTAGGAGGATTTACAGTCTCTTTCTTGCTATGTGTAACTATGTATTTCTCACTTACAAATTTAGGATGCACTGCAATGACATTGGGAAATTTCATTCCCAGCTTCAACTGATACCATTTATCCCCAATCAGAGTATCAACATGAAATGTTGTTTCACTGAATATGGTATCTTGGAAAGTAACAGTATCTATCCTTTCTGATGTAGATAACAGATATTGTAAGTATTGCAAATCCTTATCCTTTATCTTCAACTCCTTTCTAATCCTGTCCATTTCAACAGTAATGGAATCACTGTAATACTCAAGCTGCTCAGCAGTTAGCTTATACACTCTATTTTCCTTCTTCAGGGAACTGTTCTCCAAGGAGTATGCCTTATTGTTATTCACTGCAACAGCCAACTCATCAGACATTTTCTTATACCCATTGCAGTAATACATGGAACAGGATATGGAAGCCAGCATAATCACTGATATAATACTTACTAATATCTTTCTCATAGCTATGTAGTTGGAGTAAATGACCTTAATTTGTTGTAAACTATAGAACCCTTGAAGTTGTATAATTGCTGATTAGAATTGACATTAGTGGGAGGTGTCTCCATGCTTGAACCTACTGAATAACTCCCATTAGATTTTCCATCATCTGTCAATGGAAGCATAGCACACCACACAGAATTAGTAGCATTACCATTAGAATCACCTATTGCTTGTGTCTTTGTGTAATTTGCACCATTAAACAGGCTACTGTAAACAGAACTATTTCTCATAATAGCATTAGCCAGCTTATATATGTTGTTACCTGACATAAGATTGGTAATGCTCTTATTATTATACTGAACCATGGTATTTTGGTCATTATACAATACTATGTATAACCTAGCTAGTGAGGTGCCTGCAACAACAGATATTTTCATGCCTGAGAATAGCATATACTGTGCACCATAATTGTCATCTCTACCACCATTAGTAGGAGTATATACACTTGAAGAAATCTGACCACCATCAACAGGTACTGCACATAAGACTGCCTTAGTCTGTGATAATTGGTCAGAGTCACTAAGATATGTAAATCCTTGAGGAGTGCCACTTTCAAATCCAAAAGAAACCCTCACCTCAGGAATTGTTATTTCATATTTAGTTGTTACTATAGCAGGCTTTATATGCATTTCACTCACAAAGTCTTTTGCTTCATACCCTTGTAGGGAGTTGGTATCAAATATACTAGAATGGCCTGCAAGCCAAGAGGCTGTACAAAATTGTTTTGTAGCAGAAGGTAGGGAACCTCCTACCTTCTCTACTGCCTCTATTTGTGTCATGAATTCTCTTCCCATACTCTTCTCATAGAATTTATCGTATCCTCAAGATATTCTATCCTGCTCTCCAGTTGCTTGTTCCTCATTACAACCTCCTGTAATGCCTTGATTGCCAGCACACCAAATCTATCATATTCTACCCACTTGGTATCATATTTATCAGCTCTGCTGTGGACCATAGTAGCATATACACCACCTAGTGACAGAAGCTGGTCAGCTTTCACACCAAAAGTGCATCTTATACCATTTTCATCAGGGTGTTCCCATATATACTTTATGACATTTAATGACATCAGATTGTCCAGCACATTAGGCATACATGTGACTTCCCTTTTGAATCTCATATCAGAGCCTGAATTACCAGCACCTGACTTAAAGTCCTGATATGCTGTCCAGCTATTACTCTTATTAACCAGAGCTAAGTCATCTTCCACAATTGTTGAAACCTCCAACATGCCCATCTCTCCAAATCTAGCAAGAGAACCTAGGTTACCAGCATCCTTATCTTCGTAGGCTAGCTCTGCCAATGCAGAATCCATACTGACTAACCCATTCTTTGAGGTACTTACTACACTATAAGTAGTATTCTCCCAAGGAACATACACTGAAAGTACCTTATTACCATCTGTTCCTGCACTACCTGATGGATAAGCAAGCTGGACAGGATATATTCTGTTCTGTGAACCAAAAATAGTAGCAGCAACAGTAGATACTGTGCTAATCTCAGTGCTGGATACCTTTACACCACCTAGTGTAGTAGGTGTTGCCTTCACTAGGGAGAAAGCTGTTCCTGATAAACTAAGTCCAGCTCCTGCTGAGTAAGTTGTGTTATTGTCAGTCCAAGGGACATTGACATACATCTGATTTGAGGAATTAAGCTCAACAGGATAATTCTTGCCACTCTCAGGATACCCAATCCTAACCAATCCTAGTGTAGTTGAAGTAGCTACTCCATACTCAACTGGCTCTCCTGCTGTTGGAGCATATATGTCAGTATTGACACCATTAATATTGATGGTGCCTATCTTTGTACCTGAAGACAAAGACCTGCTGAATGACACAGCATCTGCACCTGCTTGGATTCCATTAAGCTTGGACTTATCACTGGAACTCATAAGTCCATTGGCACTAGCAGTAGCAACATTATATGTTGTATTTGTATCTGTCCATGGTACATTAACATAAGCCTTACCAGAACTATCCAACTCTACAGCATAATTCCTGCCATTATCAGAGTACCCTATCTTTATACCTCCTAATGCTGAACTAGAAGCTTGAGGTATAGAAGTTATACCTCCTGCACCAATCTCAGTCCAAGAAGACCAAGAAGATGACTCATAAGCTCTAGTATATATCTTGTTTTTTGAATAGAGTACCTGTATAGTCGAAGAGTCATTATTCTCCAAGAGCACATGTAATGCAAACTGTGATACTCCAGAAGGTTTATTACTTATACTATTGCCATAATTGGCATAATAAACACCTAAATATTGAGTTCCCCTATATGTATTCAGGTCTCCTGAGGAGATTAACTTAGGGGAAGTTACACTTGCATTCCAATCATATATGTTCCCATTAAATATGATGACATTATCATCATCTATAGGGAAATACAACACATTGGGGTAACTGCCAGCAGAGCTACTTATTGCAGTAGCTCTGTCGGTAGATACATTTACTTTAAACTCTTTGCCTTTTGCACTCATAACTTTTTTTTTTATTCTATAGTGATGCCTGCATTAAAAGGCTCTTCACTTGTGGTAGCACTAGTCCAATTAGTCCCACTATAAGTAGCCTGTATACATAGTAAGGTAGAAGTATTCAGTATCGCAAACATTCTAACCCTACTGTTAGTAGTATCATTGAATGCTGAGAATGCTACTGTATTCATTCTGTTGACGCTGTCTTTATATACTCCATGTATTACCTTACCTGCATTAAGGGCGGCATTGAAGCTACTATAGGGACCTAGAATAGCATCTATTCCACTCTGAGTGGATAGTGTGCCACTTTCAAGTGTTTTGAGAAGCTGATAGGTCTCCTTATCATCTTCTAATTCCGTTATCATAGTAGCAAGGGCAAGTCCTTGTTTAGCAGAGAGAGGTTTTTTTGAATCTGAAGTTAATAGGTTATCAACTATATCACTCTTAGGCACATAAGTACTCAAATTAACAGTACCTCCCAACGGGTCCCAATTTCCTTCATCGTGGTCAGATGAGCTAGTTGCTGTAATACATACAACATTGGTATTTGCAGGATATGGCTTACCACCTAAAGTAAAGGCATTAGTCACATTCCAAACATCACCAACCTTTGCATCAGTAAGTGCTAGTACATCAGATAAGTTAGTCTTAGTACCCTTCACTCTATACACATTACCCAAACCTGAGATTCTGTCATTAAGAGCCTTACCTTGAGCTGCTGACAAGGCTTTTGAAGCTTCATTCGTAGTTAGGTTGTTCACCACATCTGTCTTAGCCAACTTCTCATCCTGGAGCTTCTTGCCCATTGCGGCTGAAAGAACCTTGGCAGTCTCAGTAGAGGTTAGAGTATCCCTGATATCATCAACTATTAAATGAGATGTAGTGGTCATCCCTGTCACTTTATTACTAGATACAGTAATAGTAAGTCTCTTTGTTGACCTTAAATCTGAGCTTGGTACATAGAGTTGGAAAGTGTCACCCCTATCTTCATATCCTACTATCGTATTTCCAGAAATGGTATCTATGAAAAGTACACCTTTATGGGCTAAATCATAAAGTTCAGAAGATTCACTGACATTCAAAGCAGACAATACCTGTTCTGCTGTTGAGTTAGTATTCAGGCTTGAAACATTATTAAATTTATGTACCCCATACTTCTTTCCATTAAACCACACACTGTTTTCATCGGTACTAAAACACATTAGGTTTGGGGTAGCACTCTGTGCTGCCTTACCTTGTGCGGAAGTTTTTGTTACCGCTACTCTTAATTTTTGTCCGTTTGCTGCCAATGCCTCTACATCACTCATTGGCATAATTGAATTAACAATCTTCATTTTTTTTTTTTTTTTTACTCGATAATAATAGTACCTGCTGCTTCACTCAATAGGTCTTTCAACAGGATTGTCTTATTCTCACCACCTGAGACAATGGCTATCATATCATCTTCAGATACTTCTTCTGTTACCTTAAACTCTGTATCCTTGACTCCCAACTGAGCCAATTTGTCTCTAATTTCTTCTATTTGATTCTTAGTGAACATGTTACTCTATAATTACTTTAGAATCTTGACCTAATACAGGTTGCCACTCTCCATTGACAAAGTATAGCAACTTGCCATCCCTTAACCATAGATTCTCTATAAGAGGCTCTCTATTATGGGAAGCAACAACCTGTTTCTTTTTCATCATTTCCATACTACAACTCAATATAATCTACAAGGTACTGACCTGAGGATTGCTTCTTAATTGTAGTAAAGCACCCTCCATTAGCAGTGCCATCCGCATTATAACTACTATAGTGACAGTAGCACAATCTAGACGGTACTAAGTCAGGAGAGGAATTAGGGGCAATACCCTGTATTGGATACAAAGCATCATTACCAAAACCAGCACATTCACCACTCATGTAAATCACTTCTCCAGCATTCAACCTTCTACATATTTCAGGAGTGAAACCTGCTTCAACCAACTGCTCTTGTGTAACATTAGGACTACTGGATACCAACTCCATTAGTTTTGTACCTGTAGGTGTAAGCACTGCAACATTAGACTTACTCTCTAGTTTTACTATCTTTTCATTCAAAATCCTACCTTGGTTGGCTGATAGAGGAGCAGTTGTAGAAGGAGAATTTAAGGAGTTTATAACAGAAGAATTGAGGAGTAGTTCAGTAATACCTGCAAAATTTATAGAACTATCATCTTCAGTCTTGTAGGCTGCCCACGAATAAAAACAATTTGCTATGGAAACCAATATAAGTACATTATTACCATCGTAAGTAATTAGTGTAAGATTCATGTAAATAGTGTGATTAAAGTCACCTTCAATACAACCAATAATCACTTTACCACTTGAGGCAGCTTTTATAAACTCATCCCAATTCCCTACAATAGATTCTACGTCTGTTGTATACCATCCTTCTGTTGTTTGAAGGTTACCCGGTAGAACATATACATCGGAAGAGCCATTACCAGCAATGGCTTTCCAGCCATTACTAGTATAGTACTTCAACTCTCCATTATTAATCCAGAGGTCACTTGTACTTGGAGCTTTTATATCTTGTATAATATCTCTAAATCTTTTCATTGCTTATTATTGTTATTAGAAGTTGCTTTCTGCTTATTTATTTGTTTTTCCTTGAGCCTTGCATCAGTTTCAGCCTTCTCCTTATCATGCTCCAGCCTTTCCTTATCAAGCTTAAGTCTTAAATCAAATTCCCTTATCTGCTCAAGTAGTTTGTCTTTGGCCTCCTGTGAGTACTCCAATTCTGTAGAATCACTGTCTTCACTACCTTTACTCATAGCCTGCATTTGTGCAATCAGTATCTTGGTCTCATTATCTCTTCTATTGAGGACATCTTCCTGTTGCAACTTAGCTTGCTCCAATTGAGCCTTTTGCTCTATTTCCTGTTGCTGTACCTGTAATTGCTGTTGCTGTGCCTGAGCCTGTCTTTCCTGTAGATTCCTCTCATCCTTTTCAACAAGCCTTTGCTTTTCAGCAAGTGAAGATGAGCCAAACAACTTCATAATAGTCGAGAATGTCAAAGCCTGATTCTGCAAAGCTGCTTGTGCCAAAGTATCAAGTTTTGAGTTCAGTTCCTGAATCCCATTACTACTATCCACTACAAGCCCATAATCTGACTCTGCAAACTCATCCCCATCTATCTCCATCACTTTCAAAGACCCGTCTGAGAGGATATACTGAAACTTCTTTGTTCTTCCTTTCAACGCAGCCTTACTTGTTTCAAGTAAGCATTCATATACTCTCCTCTTTACATCATCATGTGTCATAAACAGCCATTCTGTAATGTATGAGGATTGCACCATACTTCTTTCTACTCCACCTACTGTCTCTCTATTGCTTACCTGACCTTCCCTTTGTTTAGTAATACCAGCAACCTCAGTCATCTCCATCTTTATGAACTCAAGAAGGTTTATATACTGCTGTATCTGGTTACCGTCAGATGTAGGAATTGCTCCTGTAGATGCATTATTCAGGGCACCTGCGATTTTTCCTGTGGCTGCACCTAGGTTACCTTCTTTGAAGCTATCCTCAACTGCAACACCCATAGTCTTTGCATAGTACAACCACTTCTCTACATCCCAACCCTTAGGCTTTTTGGCAAAGTCAAGTCTTAATAATGTTCCCCAGTTCCTTGCCAGTAGCTTATTAAGCCTGTCATGTATAACATCATACATGTAATTATATGGCTTCATCATATCTACCAAGCTAAAGGGCCTGTTGTCATTCAGATTATAAATTGAGCCTATGATTCCAAAATGGCACCTTGAAGGGTTACTGAGTCTATTGTATTGAACTACTCTTGGCCTCATATTGACATATATGTCAGTACCAATCTTTGTTCCTTCCCAAGCCTCGTTTATGTAAAATATCTGCTCTTCTTCACCAGCATCCTTATCTACTACATAGGTCTCAGGATAGAAGTTAAATATCTCTTCACCTGTTTGAGGGTCATATCTTTTTATCTTCTTTATTCTCCTTCTTGACTTCCAATATACTCTAAGTACCCTGATATTTCCAGCAACATCAAAGGGTAATAAGGAATTGGCTATGCCATCATATCCTCCTAAGGGGTCCCAAAAGAATCCTTCTGCTTCAGTATCTATTTCATCCCCAATCATGTAGTTATTGACAAATCCATACCTTTCATCAACATTGCCCATAGAGTCTACAGCAGCCTGTCCTACATGGTCAGGTATCTTCTCTATGTACTCTATATCCTTCTTTGTCAATACGTCATAGAAAGTATCAATAACCCTGCCGGGACTCCAATAGTCCTCAATGATTATCATGTCAGCATCCTCAACCCTATTGCTATATCCTGACTTGAATATCCTAACCTTCATGGGATTCAACCTTTCAACAACTGGCTCTCCTCCTACTATGTCACATTGGTACATTTCCTCCCCTGTTGCCATTGCATCTATAAACCCTTGGTTGAGAATCAAGGGCAGATTCAACTCCTTCTTATAATGATTCAACAAGGCATTGGCTCTGATTTCTCTAATGTCCTGCCATTCATAGGTGTAATAGTCACCTATTTTCTCAAGCTCCTTAGCAGCATCCTCTTCTGATTGATAAGGGGCTGAGACCCATTCTTGCAGTCTTTGTAGTAATTCCTGTTTCTTATTATTCTCTATCTCAGAGATGGCATTAGGATTAGTTATCACTACCCTGCAATCAAAAGCTCTTTTACCCTCTTCCCCCCTCAGTACATTTAACTTACTGTTCATAATGGGATAATGTTGAATCCTGTTAGGTACAAAACTTGCCTGTATCTTTTCAGGATTCAATATCATCTCAAGGTCACTCATATGAAGCTTGCCATTAAGAAGGTCATATGCAATTTTTTTATGTATAACACTTTTCCTTACAAGATTATAATTAAAAAATGTCTTAGACTCAGCAAAGTCCAAATGCTTCTTTCTCCACCCCTTAGTCTTTTTATTAAAAGGCAGATTTTGAGGAGGCAATTGACAAAATTCACTCATACTTATATTTCCATTTATATCCCCCTGCCTTTTTAGTCTTTCCTTTCAGGCAGTGTACAATTGCTGACTTGGAAACACCAATCTCCTCAGAGGCTTCCTTAATTGAATTAAATTCTTTTATAAACTCTCCATCTAAATTAAATTGAAGTATTATTTTTCTATGTGCTAACAAGGTATTCTCACTTGGAGCTTTCCCAAATAAAGGACTATCTTTGCCTTTTCTAAGCCTATATTTAGCTAGCCAAGGCATATCTTTTGCATAATGACCAAGAGCCTTTCTTGTAGAAACTCTTTTCTCTATAGTTTCTTTTGATGGATGTTTGCCATACATGGAGGCTTTACTACCTACGTATTTTCTGAGCTTATTCTTAGTATATTCACTAACTGTTCCTACGCCTTGTCCACCATTAGATATATTGTAGCTTAGCCCTTTTCTCTTGTAATGTCTGATAAGATATTGTTCCAAAACAATTGCTCTATCTTTGGAGGTTTTACACAATATAATATGCTCAAAATTATTCCAGCCATACTTTAGAATAGCCCTATTCATAATTTCACATTTTATGTAGCCCTTTCCTTCTCTCCATCTATTATTAACAGCCATAGAAGTTATTCCTACATAGACTTTATTATTTGTCTTATTTATATGTAGGTATACTATGTACTTCTCTTCCATATACTTCAATCTAGTTACTTTGCAAAGTTAAATAAAAATATAATCCCATGCAAGTATATAAATAATTTATTAAGTGTCCATTCCCGTTTTACTAAATTTACTGACAAGGTCAAGGACGATAATTTCTCTTGAAGAATGGGTCTTCCCCATCATAGCTATTTTCAGCATTCTCTTGCCTGTCCCTACCTACATTACCTTGGTACTTTATCATTTTATCTTCTCTGAGGAGCATCAACATTCCCATAGCTGATATTCTATCAAAGTTGCCCTCAGAGTTGTAGTTGATAAGCTCCTTTAATAGTGCCCTGTTTCTTACAGTAAACAGTCTTGGAACCATTACTTCCTTACTTTCTCCATCAATAGTCTGAATAACAGGAACTGGGGACAGTAACCAACTTCTCAACCTACTTCTTGCATAGGCATTTATGGCAGGTGAGGCATTAGTACCTTTACTCTTATTACCTATCCCGTCCTTCATCATTTGCTTCTCCTTCAAGAAATCCAACACATCTGTAAGCAGATAAAGGCTATTTCTTGTCGAGAAGTGAGAAAATAAGCCTTTCTTGTTATACTCGTAGTTCAGTCTGCCATTATAGAAGAGGCACAGTTTTCTGCAAATTTCATAGTAATCATCTGCAAAAGAAGGTCTTCCTGTGTACTCAGCTACTATTCTATCAGTCCACAAATCCAATACAAATATGGAACCTAATGACATAGTATTTGACTCATCATCATCATAAGGGTCAGCACCTAATATATACCTGTCATTGTAAGGTTTGTTGGTATTCTTATCAATCTCAGGCATCTGAAATATCTCGATAGCTCCCTCAATCTTATTGTCCTTATGTGGGAAATCTCTGATAGGCTGTGCAGAAGTAGGCTTATACTCCACTTGGCCATCCTTGCCAAATACCAAATCGCCTACATAGACATCATTATATTCTGTAGGATTGGAATCCAGTTGACCTATTCTTTCAGTCAAATCAGCTACAGGGAACATGTTTACACCTGTCTTCACAATAGCTTCAGCAGGTGTAATAGGAACCTCAGCAATAGTCTTGATAATAGTATTAGGGTCAGTAGAATTATACTTTACCCTGTATCTGTTCATAAGAATCTCAATCAGTGCCTTGATAATATCAGATACCCCATCTTCATTGTAGCATCCTTTTCTGTTTACATAACCGGGGAAGAAGAACACAAAATAAGGCTTACCCTGATTATACTTATCAAACACATTAGGTAAGGCATACATATTGTAACCCCTTGGATTATACATGATTTCTTGGGCACCAGCAAAGTCTGATTCATTATCACCAGCAGTACCTAACATATAGATTTGTCCAAAGATAATATCACCATCCTGTACTGAAGGTAACAATACATTATATAGGTCTACAAGTCTAGGGAAAGTACCAAACTCCTCGATAAGAATCTTGGCAGCTCTCTTACCTCTCAACTTAGATTCATCATCCTTAGATGATACACCTAAGACTGTATTCTGAGTGCCTCTTTCAATATCCAACTCCATATCCTTATACCCCATTGTCCAAGTCATTTCCTGTAAAGAGTTCTTTAATCTCTTTCTTGGGAACTGAGTATTAGTTGCACAGAAGTTAGCCATATCTACAAACTTGTTGAGTACACCATCCTTGGTAAGGTACTCCTTCTGATAAGCAGTTACTATACCCTTTACTTTCTCATGTGCATCCTTATTCTCACCCACTACAAATATGTGATTGAGAATTGATGCAAGACTATATGACTTACCTTTACCTCTGGATGCAAGCTCAGCCATGTGCTGACCTCCTTCAAAGTTGTTGTAAAGGCCACCATTTGATGCTTGGTCTAAGCAATGGAATCTCCAATATATACCTTCCCAGCACTCAGGTAATGACTCTACTCTATCTGCCCTCTTTGACTTCCTCTTTTTACCATCCTTATCTTTATACTCCCTAATCTTGGATAGCATCATAGGAGAATAATTAAGGAACCAATACAAATATCCTGTAACCCATTCTCCATCAGATTCCCTTACATATCCATCCCAAATCCTTCTTCTCTCTTCTCTTATCCACTTACCATATTCACTATTAGGATTGGCATTAGGTCTAAGGTTGGTAAATGTACCATACTTCTCATAATGTATGGCAGATGGCCTGAAGTAATCCATATTCTCAAGTATATGGGGATTGACTAAATCTACAATAATTCTACCCTTATCATCCCTTGGCCTGTCTTTGGCATATTCTCTTGTAGGACTTATCAGTCTCTTGACAAACTCTACATTATTTATAATATCAAATAATTGGTCCTGAACTTCCTGAGGAAGGCTATTAACCAATTCCTCAGTAAGCTCAGTCTGATATTTGTTCATTTTAATCCTCTGAAATTCCATTATATTCTCCCCTTATGACTTCATCATAGAATGATGAACCTACCCAATTAAACAACATTTCAGATAATGTAACACTCATATCCTTATTCACAGACTCTTCCTGACCAGTAAGAGACCTTACTGTATGCTTTAGTGTAAGTACCTCATATGTCTTGAAATCTTTGACAAACCAAACAGTATACTTATAAGTCTTCAAAACCTTAAAAGTACTATGTGGGATAATCTCTCTTTGCAAAACCAAATGGCCTGTAGTCTGAATGTCTAAAACTTCTCTTCTTCCCTTAATATGATTATTAAGTCCCTCTATAAAGTGTTCTAACATAATTATATTGCTAAGTCATCTTCAAATATTGTCTTCTCTCCTGAACCTCTCATCTTTCCTGAGTTTCTTATTTCTGAATTGAGGGCCTTTTCTGCTTCATCCAAGTCCTTGACAAGTGGAGTAATCTGCTTTACAATGCTGGTAATCTCCTTAAATTCCTTTACTTCAAGACTGTCAAAATCAATGCTCCTAAGCTTTGCCCTGAACTTATCAACCATGAATCTCGTGTCTTCAAGAAGTAAAGCGGAGATTGGCTTAAAGGACATGTAAAACTCCATAGCATCCTTTACTACTTTATCAGGCTCCCATTTGGGAGGCATACCTTCTCCCTCTTTAATAGCTTCCTTTCTCTCATCCTCATCAACAAGATATTGGTAATCACTTCTAGGGTCACAGAAAAAATATATAAATCCCAATTCTGCGATTGCCTTATCCTTGTTAACAGTCCTATCTCTTTGCCAAATTTGCTTGAATGGCTTTAGGGCAAGAGCTTCCTCAGATATTATTATCTTATATCCTTCGTATCTGAATAATTTTATCATAAAGTATTGGTAAAAAAAAAGAGTATCAGAATAGTATTCCTGATACTCTTTTGTATTATACAATTAGTCTTTTCTTGTCTGGTTGGATAATTGGAGATGGAGTAGGGTCAGGAACTTCTTCCCACTCCTCTACCACAAAGTCTATATCCCTGTCTTGAAGGAGTAGACATTGCTGTCCATCCATTTCAACAACATCAAAGTTGTATTTGATAACTGGATTATCAGTTACAATTCCATCTTTTAGTGTACCTTCTCTATGCTGTTTGACTGCATATCTTGTTGGGTTTATGCAAACCAAATCTCCAACCTTTATATTCCTTACTGAATCTCCCACTGCAAGAACAGTCTGGTATTCTTTTAACCCTCCTTGCTGTTTTGTGGTATCAATAAGTCCACCTTCAGTCACTACATCATGCTCATACTTGTTCATAGTAGTGATAAGTGCAGTGAACATTGGCCTTATCTTTTTAACCTTTAGCATTTCTTCTCCCTTAACTGTTTTATAATCTTAGACCTTTTCTTAACTCCCAACATTCTATCATAGGTACAAGTCAACTTACCTAATGAAGGAATATTAAAGTTTGTTTTCAACTTAGCAAAATCCTCCTCATCAATATCTTCCTTTAATGGCAAGGATTGTATGGATTGGTTAATGAATAACCAAAATGCCCTGTATGTTCTATCTACTAGCTTAGCAGGCAGGTTCAACTCACTGGAAACCTTACCAATTATATCAGAATATATCATTTTAACTCAAAGAGTAATAACAACTGGAAGGCATCATTATCTGCATTGATATTAGGGATGAATTTGGGATTTATCTTGCCATCTACTATGACTTTGTTCTTCCTTAATTTACCCAAAATTACTTGAAAGTGTGGAAGAGTAATATTACACTCTTCCCTCACCTTCTTCTTTGTATCCTCACTCATTGTAACCCTATCAAGTATTTCACTGTCCTTGATAACTTTACTGAGTTCATATCTTTGCTTCACAAAAGATGCAGCAACATCTATCTCTCTTTTGGTTAACTTATGAAAAGGTTCTAGGAACATGAACCAATACCTGAAGAAGCTTTTGTCTAGAGAGCATGGTACTCTTGCTATATTATTAGGCTTCTCCATGATGATATTTACTTTTCTTCCTTACCCTCTTCCTTGGTGTCCTCCTCAGGAATTGCCATTATATTTTCAATCTCCTCTGTACACTTATTCAAGAAATCCGGCTTAAATGCGTGGCCATTTTCTACCACCTTAAATAAATAGTTAAGTCTTTGGAATGTATTCTCCAGATTAGATTTCTGAAGGCTCATGTACAACTGCTTAACTTGTTCACTCAATTGATGAGCCACATTCTCCAACTGTTCATAACTCATCTTAGATGGCTGTTCCTGCCTAAGTTCTTCCTTTTCTCCCATATCATTTTATATTTAATAGTTTTCCAAATATTTGTGTCCGTACCTGTTCCTGTAATTAGTCTCCCACTCTTCTATTGAGCACTCCCCAATATCAGTAGAGCCACACTCATCACAATAATCCGAATCCTTCATCCTAGGTACAAATCTCACCTTCAAGGATAAACAATGCTTGCAATATAGAACAGGCTCCTCATTATAGGTATTCTGCCCTTCTGTGTTTGAGTTGCTCATATATTGACTTCTTTACTTCATTCATTACTCTGCTGTGGTGCCCTTTCCTTCTGCTAGTATTAGCTCTGTTATTGAAAGGTCTCTTAGGACATATAGTGCCTGAAGGAGATACTAACCCTCTTCTTATGGCTCTCCTAATTGATTTAAACTTACCAACAGCTCTATAATCTCTTAAATTAAGAGTCTCTGTAAGTGGGTTCTCTACTGTAAGCGAGTCCTCTACTATATCTGCCTTGTTTCCCAGATACTTCTTGAACTCCTCCTCACTCATCAATGCTCTCTCTACTAAATTAAGCTTCTCCTCCATAATAGTATATTAATACATACTGACCTCTTTCCTCTAAGAGAGAGACTATATCTTCTCTTTTAATCCCTAAGGAATTGGCTTCCTTCACAATTCCCCTAAGATTATCAGCAGTCAAAGCATGCATAATCTGATGCACTTCTTGGCCCTTCTCTATCTTAGTCCTTGTCATTCTACTCTTTTCCATATCAATTTAAACTAGTTGCGGAGAAGTGAATCGAACACTTGGAGTCCAGCTTATGAGACTGGATTGAATACCAATTCTCTCCGCGATGTTAGAGTGGGATAACAGACTCGAACTGTCAAATTAACCTTGGAAGGGTTACATGTTACCATTACACTAATCCCACATTGAGTAGATAATCAGACTTGAACTGACCCCTTGACATTGGCAATGTCATATGCTACCGCTAACACCATATCTACAAGAGCCTAAGATTTGGGTAACTGGTACTTAGGCATTGCAAGTATCACCTTAACTTGCACCCCTAATCACCTACATCTACTGAACTCTAATTTTAGTTTCAGCTTTTTAATTTAAGTTGGCGCAGGTCAGCTCCTGCTAGATTTACCTAGTAGCATTAGGTGTTACTCTCTCACTGTAGGTAAGACAGCTTTTAGTAACTTGTGAGTCCCCTAAAGGATTTGAACCTTCTCTTCTTGTTTACAAGACAAGCTTGCTAACCATTAACACTAAGGGGACGGTGTCTTAATATGGTCTTATATCACATAAGTGGAACAAGTAATCATACTTGTTGATGTTCTGAATGAAAGTCTCACATTCTGAAGTAATACCCTTATAGATAACATCCTGTGGTATCTTAGCATAAAATGCTAAGGTGGCAGATTTAACCTCTGCTATAAATGTGTAAGCATTCAATGCATCACTTGAAGTGCCTTTGATAGCATTAGGCTGCATCTTACCTAGGATGCCCATGTAACCTTCTGCAAGACTATCTTGGTAGTCTGATAGGATTTCAAGGAACTCATCAAGATATACATGTATATTCTTTTTAGGAGCTGCCCAATGTAGATTCTTACATTTAGTCTTCCAACCTTCAATCTGATTCAAGAAATCTATGAATAGTTGTGAAGAACCGGATAACATATCCCTATCTGATTCTATTGGAGTAAATAAACTCTCTTCCTCAAACATATTCTCTTATTTTAATAATGCAAAGTTAAGTAAAACTTATGATATAACCAAGCATTTACTTAATTATTTTCAAATTATTTTTAGTACCCCCTAAGAGACTCGAACTCTTACCTTACTATTACTTCAGCATAGCTTCTAAGGCTATTGTGTCTACCTGTTCCACCAAAGGGGCATTAGGTGGGTACTCAAAGAATCGAACTTTATTCTTGAGATTTTCAGTCTCACGCAATGTCACCAGACCTGCCCAGTACCCAAATGACTTATTTGCATCTCTACCTGCATCACCTTCCATAAGTCAAGGACTTCGATTTCTATTGAAGTGGGGCAGAAAGGAATCAAACCTTAAATAGCACATGGCAGAGGATTTACAGTCCTCTTTAATTCATCACATTAAAGCTACCCCTAATTAGTTTACCTCCAAATGAAGGGTTATTCCGGTATTGGAATAGACCCTGTAGGAGTCATCATCTGACTCTTAGCAATGATTCTTACATAAACATTACCAGCTTTCTTAATAAAATTAAGAACTCTTCTCATAACTGTAAAATTTGGAGTTAAACAATTATGTTTCCCCACTAGGAGTCGAACCTAGTTCCAGAGATTAAAGGTCTCTAGCATCACCACCAATGCTTTAGGGAAATGAGTGTTCCCACTGGGACTTGAACCCAGAGTCCACAGTTTAAGAGACTGTTGCTTTAACCAATTCAGCTATATCCCCATTAGTTGCTCCTATAGGACTCGAACCTATGACCTTTTCCTT